AAATCCCTTTCCCAAAAGGTTTCCATTGCTGCGGGTCCATAAAAAAACACGGCTCTCAAGCTCAGGCAGCCTGAATGCCGTGCGATAGTTTTGCTGGCTATCCCGCCCCGGTGGCCTACCGAGGCTGGACCCGCTATCAGATTGTCGCCCTCAAATTACCACTGCGAGGTAAGATTTGTCAAGAGAAATCCGTGCATGAAAAAAGGCTGGGATGGCCCGGCCCTTGATAGTCCTCGGCGAGTTTTCTCGTTCCCCCTATTCCCCTTCCCTCTCTTGCGCTGCCACCGTGGGGCTGGCCAGGGCCATAGCTTCTTCCAGGGTTTCCGGGGCTTCGGCACCAGCATCGTGCAGGGCCTGTTTGATTCCATCGATGGACGGATGGGGGAATGGAGGCAGATCGAAGAGCGTACAAAGCCTGTCGATCTCCTGCAATAACAGGCAGATCGTCAGTAATCCGCCTTGGCAGGCGTCCACGAGCTTGTCATGGGCCTTCCAGGCCCGGATGATGTATTCAGCGTTGGCCTCATCATTTCCCCCGAGCGTTTGCGCAATCAGTATGTCCCCGGCGGCGACAACACAGGAGGGGTCTGATTCAGTGCCGTGCTTGTAGATTTCCAAATCTCCCGGTGTGTGCTGTGCTTGTGTCATGCTCAATCTCCTTCTTGGATAGGCCGTGCGGGTAGGCCCGGCGGTTAAACCTTTTCCAGCTTCGTATCTCCCGGCATGATCTGCGTGCCGTAGTCGGCCATCACAAACCTGCACGCTCAAGTATTGGGCGCAGGTCCAGCGGGCGATGTCACGCCTGCCCTGAAAATTATTTTTCATGGCCCTTGGCGTTATCGCCAACGCGGTATTTCGGACCCGATTTACCTATGTTTAGGGAGCCCTCTGAAATTTTTCTCTTGACAGAATTTAGTGATTCTGGTACACTAATCCACAGAATCGAATCAGGGTCTTTGGAAGGAGTAGAGCATGACCATCCTGAGCACGCCCGTCCAGCGCGTCAGCAACACCATGATCCGGGAACGAGGCCGGCCCCGGCCCATTGTGGTCATCCTGCACCCGCAGGGAACCATCGGCTTTCGCGCCAAGGGTTGCCGAGCCGAATACCAGTTGCCCCTGGACTACTGCTACCGGCAGGCGGCCGCGGCCCATGTCGCCGCCCAGCGGAAGGCCAAGGCCCAGGCCCGCAAGGAACGGAGGGCCGCACGGTGAAACGAGTCAAGCTCTACAACTTCTCCCGGCTGCCCGACGAGGAACTCCGAGCCTGTCTCGAACATGCTGCGGTGCAGGCGGGATGTGACGGGCCAATAGTGGTGAAGGTGACGCGCGGCGGGCGGCGCGTCCGGTCGTGTGCCCATCGTTGTGTCAGTGTCGCAAAGTGGTTCCTCTCCGCCAGGGCCAGAACCAAGCGTGGCGAATACAAAGAAGGGTGGGTCCCAACTAACGGCGGATACGTGGTACTCCAGCCCTTGCACCGAACGGACCCCCTCGATTACGCCGAGCACCTCTACGGCACCGCCCTGCACGAACTCGCTCACGTCGCCGACATGCAGCAGCGTAAGCCCTTCAGTCAGTACCAACGCCAGTGGGCCAACCGCCCCCACGAACGCCGGGCCATCACAGCCGCCACCTTTGGGATGTTGAAGCAGGACAAAGAGCGAGACGAACGAATCCTGAATCTGGCGATTGCGATTGAGCAGTCCCGGCTATAGATCGTCCATCTTCACCTGTTAGCCCGCCAGCGCCACAGCCAAGGCGCCATCTTGAAAACGCAGTGTCCAACAAAATGCCGCCACCGATTGACATAATTCCCAACTCGGCAGGCGGGACAGGTGGGGCTGTGGCCGCGACCACGGGAGCACGTGCTGTACCAGTCCTGGCGCCACGGACCCCAGCCAATCGTCTTGGGCGGGAGTTCATCGAATCTCATCGTTCGGTATCCTCCTTGCAGAATAGTGGCATTTCGTGGTCCGGTTTACTGGCGTCCCGGTCCAGCCACCAGCGCCAATACTCTTCGGGGTTTTGAAATGTCGGCTTGTCCGGCTTCCACGTCGCCTTGATGGCCCGCTCCCAGGCCCGCGCAATCTGCGGCCAGCGGGCCATCTGGCGCTCTATATCGCGCGTCATGGGACAAAGGACGCAACCAAGCCGCGTGAATCCCTCATCATAGAGAGAACAATACCTGATCTGCCGCTCGCGCAGGTACTGCCAGACGTCCGTTGCGGTCCAGTCGATGATGACATGCAAATAGCGCTTCGTCGCATCCTTGTAGCAGGCTTCAACCATCTTCCGGGCGGCCCGCGATCTCGATTCGGCCCAGCGCACCCCGGTCACAACCAATCGGCCAGTGCCGCCACCTTCTTTCAACTCTTCACAGCAGTACCGCATATTGCGCCGCGGCGGTCCCTGCCGCTCTCGAATCAACTGCCACATGGTTTTTCTCGGGCGGTGAATCTCAACGTCTATCTGTTCCTTGACATGCCGCACTAATTCAGGCGGGTCGCAGGTGGTCAGATTGTGGTGGGCGTCATACTTGCACCCGGAACGCCGCGCGAGGTCCAGAATGACATCGGAGTCCTTGCCGCCGCTGTAGGCAACCCAATAGCCCTCGGGCGGCTCAAATTCCCGCAGTCGTTCCATCACAATCTCGGCCAGCGTTTTACCTGATAAAGTCAGCATCTATCCCCTTTTCCATACTTTCTCGTACCACCAGTCAGTCAGTGCCCCCCTCGGCCGCGAGAGCGATAACCCGGCCCTAGGCCGGCCCATGAGGATGGGTCATGGCTTCCTCCACAGCCACAAGCCCTCAACTGCCAGCCCTACGAAGACCGCATCCCGCAGGATCATCGCCTTCACGTCGGCGCCCTGCAGCAAGCCGGCATGAACATGAATCGCCAGTGAAAGACTATTGCTCACGAGGAACAGATAGAAGCACGCCCGCCGCTTGCGGTTGTTGAGCCAAACGCCTGTGCAGGCAGCTATCGTAGCGATCAGGCCGATGATTTCCATTTCTACCCTGCTCTCTCGGATGTGGGGTGGGCGAAGAGGGACAACTGGCCGGCCCAACGAGTACCAGGCGGTGGGGAAATTTACGTCCCAGTCTGCCTTGTTGCACCCGTATGGGGGATCCGTGATGCAGACAATTTTTGAAGTTTCCACCACAACCTGCGGTGATGCCGATTGTGGCAACTCTCGCAGAGGACTTGGAGATTCTCTAAGTGGTTGTCTTGATGGTTCCCATTCTTGTGATGGATGACAAGCCGCTCCGTTGCCGGACACTCGCTGCATTGGTCCTTCTGGATCATCAATCGATATAGCGTACTCTGGGAGCCATCCTTGTATCGGCCGTTTTCGTTTCCACTCCTGGCTTTGCCGCGAGATATGAGACCCAGGCGCTTGAGTACCTTCGCCAATCCGGTCTGCGACACTCCGTAGTAAGCCGCAATCTGTGTCTGCGACCACTTCTGGTTGTAGTAGAGCCACTTGATCTCGGCCTTCCGTGGCTCCCAAATCTTTTTTGCCAAAACCCTCTTGTGTAATCCTTGTCTGTTCATGGAGGATAAGGCTATCAGTATTGATGCTATTTGTCAAGTGTTTTTTCAGTACCAAATCCACGCATCCATCCGGCAGCGTCGGCAGGATTTCCAGGCAATCCTGGTTCACGATGCAGCCCTGCAATTGGCCGTCGAGAACAGACTGAATCTCAGGGTGGATGCTCACCTTGCCTTTCCCTTTCGCCCCGCCTGCCACAGCACGTCCCGGCGCACGGCCGCCTGGAGCCGGGCGCTCTCGGCGCGGGCCTCGGCGTACTTATTTTCCAGGGCATGATAATGCCGCAAAATCGCCTCGACGTTCCCGGCATATTCGCGGATGCCACCCCAGGTCATAGGAGCGGCTTCCTGCGCCAGATGGCCTTTCATGTTGCGCTTGGTCGCTTCGAGCATCTGCTCGATCTCGTCCACGGAAGGAACAATTGGACCTGGATCAATGACCGTCGTTTGTCTCTTGACTCTTCTCATAACTCCGTTCCTGTCTTGTATTCCCTCGGTTGTTTCGTTTTCAGCCACTTCCGCGCCCGGCCGTGTCGTGGCTCCTCCTTGATACTGGCAGGTCCGCAGAACAAATCCAGCAATCGCCGCCGTTTCACTTCGCTCATTTCTCCAGCCTCTTCACTTCCTCCTGGCAGCAGTGCTGCCGTAGGTACTTTTTCAGTTCCGGGGAGGCGTTGATGACATCGGCCAGGAACGATACGCCGACGTCCGTTCCAAGCCACTGAATCACCGTGGCGGCAACCGTGGCGTCCCTCTGACTGAGTTTGGTGGCACCGTAGTACCCTGGATAATTCGTCCAGTCTTTCAGAATCCACGCCAGTAGTGATTCGCCCGCCCCACGATTTCGCTGCTGCTTTTTCCACCTCTTCGCAAACGCCACCTCGCTTGGATTGTCAGCCTGCTTCGTCAAACGATTTGTGTTTATGCCTTGATGCTTCAACTTCATGGTGCAGTCTCCTTGGGTTTCGCGGCATCGAGGGCGGCGCGGGCCTCGGTTACGGCCGCACTGTTTGTCTCCCAATGGGCATCGGATTCGCAGGCATGGAGCAGGCGGGTCAGGGCGTTGAATAGCAGCGGGAAGGCTTCCGCCTTGAACTCACAGTCCCGCTCCTGGTCATTCGCCACCTTGGCCTGAGCCCAGCGTGCGTCCCGCAGTTTTAGGCGTTCTATTTCCCGCCGGCGCTCCCGGTCCTCTTTCATCGCAGGATTGTGGATCTTGCAATAGGGCTTGCCTTCGTGCTCCGTGCTGGCGGTCTTGCCGCATGGTATCCAGTCCCAGCCGTCCCACTTGCGCCCTACACACGTCGGCTTATCTGTTGGGTTCATGGCTTCGTCCTTTCAAACAACGTCGCCTGCTTTATCAGTTGGTCCGCCGATTCCCGCCCGCCAATCGGGGAACGGCCGCTCTACGCTCCGGTCCCACCAGCGGTACCGCCAGCTCCGAAAGCCCTGAATCCGCTCGTCAATCGTCACCGCCACGGCACCACCCCGGCGGATGAAGGCGATCTCCCCTGCGTCGTAGTCCACCCGCACAAGGGGCGCATAGCCCCGCAGTCTGTTCTCGCAGACGATGTAGAGCCGGTCGCCGGGGGCACAATTCGGGCGGGCGCCCCAGGTAGTGAACTCCCATTCGATACCGCTCTCGGGCGAACCCGCAGGATCTCCTTCATTTGCCCAGGCAGCCAGACCCTTCTTGTCCGGCGCACAGGGATGGGTGAAGTTCTTCGGGACGGTCACTACGCAATCAGTCATAATTCCAGCCTCATTCCCGCACTCAGACATTCGTCTGTGTGTAAGTAGGCGTAGGTCACAGCCACCGCGAGAGCCGCCCACAAATCATCGTGCAACCCGTATAAGGGGCCTGGCGGATACTTCCACCGTGCCCCTTTGCAGTCGAGACACATCGGACGCCCAGGACCAATCCAACCTTTGCCGTGGCACTTGGGGCACTTCTTGCCGCCGATAGCAGTTTGTTCGCCGCCGAACAGGTCAATCAGGGCTTGCCTGATGTTGGGGTCTTTCGCATGCATGGACCCACAGAGAGTCATTTTTTCGTCCCTGCGATAGATTCGCTCGGCCGATCCTTCTCCCTTACGCTGTTCCCAACGGTCTACGAAGCGCCCGATCCAATAGGCGGTCTCAAAAACTTCTGCGCCGACGGCCATCCCCATGCAGGCGACCATCTCAATCGCCATAACATTACAGGCCACGCCATAGCCCGGCAGGCAATGCAGCAACTTCTCATTCGGACCTATGACAGCATCGCCGCAAATCCGCCGCGTTTGGGTATCGTAGAGTAGCCATGCAGTCTCTTTTGGTCCTGGATCAATCGCCAGTATTTTCATCCTTGCTCACTCAATCTTCAAAACCATGTTCTTGTTTATCGCCGACAATTTCCGATGCCCTTTCCACCGCACAGCCAGGAACTTGGCCGCAGCTCGTAGCACCTTCGCTTGGGTAACAACTCCATCCGCCGCAGCGTCGGAAGTCTGTCTGGTCGTAGCCAGCCGCTCGTGAGCTCGTAGCCGGCCGATCTCACCCTCACGGGTAACTGACTGGTGGACCAAAGGCAGCCAGCTTTGATCGTGATTTGCTTAAAGGCCGTCTTTGTCCGTGCCATCCTGGGACTCCGTGAATTGTTTCAGCAACTTGTCGATACTCTCGCGGGTGTTCCGCAGGCCCTGAAGAGTTTCCTCTGGCACCAAGGCCCGCGCTCGTTTCACCTGCGCCTCGACTTCATCCCTGAGATTCCAACGACCCATCCAGATACCCAGGTCTTTGAGGACCTGCGCCACGGGTTCCAAATTCTTATTTTCTGAGGCGAGCCGCTTGTTCTCACACTCGACCTCGTGGATCTGCTTTTGGATCATCTCGGACAGTCTGCGGGATACCTCGTGGCCTACGTCCAGCGTCGCATTTTTGTCCGCCAGCCACCGCCGCCAGAAATCAGCTTTGGTGTCCTGGTTGTTGGAGTCAGACCAATCGCGGGTGAACTGACAGCGGCACATCAGCAGATATTGGTACAGGAGTACCGGCGGCGCGATCTCCCGATGGGCGGCCTTGCGAATGGTCCTGAGCATGTTCCCGGTCTTGGCGACTGCCAGTAACCCCACGTGGTTGCCCAACTCTTCGGGTTTGATGAGGTCTGGCGGCGTCACGAACCAGAACTGGTTACACAGCCCCAGGTATTGCGGCCACTTGTCGTCGGCCAGAAAGTCGCGGCGGCTCACCTTGATCTCGTAGCCCCACATGCAGGGATTAGCCCAACTCCGCTTCATCGCCCAGGCGTCCATCCGCAAATGAGTCGTACACGACGAGGGACCGTCCTTGCACTCTGAGATGAAGATGTCCTTGCTGTGACGGCCCCGCAACAGGGCCAATATTGTGTCAGCGGTCATCCTTGTTCTCACTTTCCTTGGTTGCGAATATACGCCAGTCGCCGTCGTCGCCCCTGCGCTTGTGGCCGGGCTGGCAGTCCAGTTCGACATTCTCGAACGGGCACAGATCGTCCTTGCGGCAACCGCATTCCTGATCGGGATTGCACAGTCCGTCATAGCCATGCTCATCGAGGTACGCTTTGATGATCTCTTTCACGGTCATAGTCGCTCCTTCACTTTCTCGCAGATCGCCCTCTCCAGCGACCCGCACCGGCGAGACAGACAGTCACACCAGCGCTCGGTTTTGTGCGGTTCCCGATGGGGACAGTCCATCTTGCAGGTCGCGGCGTGGTCACACTGGACGAGGGGGGTGGGCTGGATCATGGCCGCTCCTTCTTTCTTGGCTTCCTGTGTCGCTTGTGCCGGACGGCAACCGTCAATATCTCGCTGCCCAGAACCTTGAAATGTATCTTGGATTCGCCGCCATTGTCATCAGTCCAGACCGTCTCGTCGGGCCACGTCCACTTGACGGCAGGGAGAGGTTCCTCTCCCTTCTCCTTCGCCTCAGCATCAGCACAAGCCTCCATAAGTGCTGCTGTGCGCCGCATTATCAGCATCAGCGCGGACAATTCCCGGCAGCACCGTTCGACCATCTCATCCGTCGGCAAATCGTAGATGTCCCGGAGATGGCGGATTATGTAGTGCTTTGGTTGAACTGTGTCGGCCGTCATAGGAGCCTCCCCTTTGCCTTTTCCAGTTCGTGAATCCGGCGGAACAGCACCGCTAAGCACTGGCAGTAGTGGCGGATCGCATAGACCGTCACGGGTTTGCCGTCGCTGGTCCCGAGGAAAATGGCTTTGGGGTCCTCCTGGCGGCGCAGACGCCGCATGCACGCGCCGTATTCCCGCTGGACGTCCGCTACGCTCATCGGTTGTTCTCTCATGGGATCCTCCAGAATTTCAGGCACCGGCCGCAGAAGTGGGTATTGTGATTCGGGCGCCGCGCGCCGGGCAGGGCATACGCCTCGTGCCCGAACAGCCAACACCACGGCCGCTTGATCCTCCAGCCGACCTCATGGGCCAGCCACCAGAAACGAAGTCGCTCGCGCAGGTTCATGCTCAGTCTCCTTCCCTCTTTACCCCTACGATCCACACCCATCTCCCGTCCTGCTCACGGCAGGCGACGGAACCGCAGAGAAGATGGGTGTCACACCATCGTTTCGCCAGTTTGCTCGCACAGCACCATTCCCCGGCAGGCTTGTAACTCGGCTCGTAGTCGTTCTCGATCTTCCGATACCGGCCGTCGGCGAATTGAATGTCGAATCCAGAGTTGTGCGTTCCCGCTACGCGCCACCGCTCTTTCACCGCGATCCGGTCGCCGGGAGTGTAGGGACAGACGCGGCAGGTCGGGTACGTCCCAATGGGGTCGGCCATGTCCAGAAACGCGAAGGCGGCCGGGCCGTACTGCTGCGGCTTCTTGCCTTCCACGTAATAGGCGGGCAACTTGGCAATCGGAATCACCAACTCCGTGATCGTCCCCTCATGGAGTCCCTCGCCCTCGGTATCGCTCTTGCAAATGTACGTTTTCACGGCTTGGCCTCCCTCTGTAATTCCTGTGCGAGCAGGGCGGCGACGATGTAGTGTTGGGGCTGGGCATGATCCGACCACCACCATGAGCCGTGATAGTTCTCGTCTGGTGCTGATCCGCCTTGGACAAGAGAACGCGCATGAAACCAATCCAAACGATGCGCGTGCCAATCTGCCTTCGGAGTATTTTCTGCGGCTTTGACTGCCTCGTCCCGCAGCCGGAAGGCCAAGTCACACCGTTGCCGCTCCCACCAGCCTTGTTTGCTGGGGCGGTCAGGATCGCCTGGCACCATTTCGTCTGCCGTGCGGATCAGCGACTTCCAGGCGCCGTCGGCGTAGCGGTCAAACACTAGGTCAATCAGGGCTTGCTCGTCATCCAGCAGCTTGAGCAGTTCCTCAATCTTCGGGTTCACGTCTTGTCTCCTTCCTGGCACTCCATACTCTCGATACGCCAGACCCAGTCGTCGCGGTCAAAGGCACCGGGGCCGTCGATGTGATCCCAAAGTCGGATGAAATCATCTTTTGCCGTCCACATGGGGCCACGCGGTTTTCGTTGGTGCGGTTCTATCATCCAGTCTGGGGGGGCGTCGCCGGGGACATCTTGGTGGATCAGGTCACCATTCAGTTCCCGATAGCCTTGCCACCAAATCTTCGGTTCGTCTGCGCAGAATCCCTCACGAACAGCCTCTTCCTCTGTGATCTCGTGCAGCCGTTCCGGCCTCACGCTGACGATCTTCCGCCAGATGCGAGCCGCCCATTTGGGTAGGAAGATGCAGGTTTTCCGCACATAATCCTCCACTTCTTCTCGCCGGCAATCGGCGGCATAGTGAATTGGCTGCGGGCCGTGACTTTGCGCCCATAACTCGGGCTGGACATAGAAGTTTTCCCGGCCCCAGAGCAAGTCCCCCGGCCCGCCGTAAGGACACGGGACCAACTTGGCTTTTCCAACCAGTTCCCCCCTGCCCATGAAGACAGCAACGCTGGGCGAATTCCAACCCTCGAATTGCCAACCGTCCGGCCGCTCGTCGATCTTCTCCAGTCCCCGCGTGCGCCGGGTCACGTCTTTCGTTCCCGCCAGAGTCGCCAGGACCATCGGGGCACTGTATAAAATACCTGTCTCTCTCACGTCAGTCTCCTTCACCTACACTCTTGAGTTGGGCGCGGGGCCGAGCCGGACCCAGGCGTGCCATCTACGCGCGAAATAAGGCCACTTACACGGGGCTGGGGCGACGATCGCCCGCCGGGGGTACTCCGGGTAGGGGTCCGCAAGAGATTTTCGCCAAATGGGCCGATACAGCGGGTGTTTGGGCTGGGGGGATCATAGAATCTCCCCGTGAATCTCGTAGGCCAGCCGTGTCAACGCCTGCTCCGGCGTGAAATCATCCGTATCGCACTCTTGACCCGTCAGGTGGTCCGTGCCAGGAAGTTGGCGATTTCGCAGGCATTGGGCCGTATAACTACCCATCTGGTTCTTGAACAAAATGACTTGCCATCCCGAATCCAGCATCTGCGTGACCTTCGCCATGTCTATTTTAGTATCGCTCATCGCTGCTCCTTTCGTGTTAGTTTCCTTCACCTGCATCCCTGGTCACTTTCGCCGCCTTCGGCTCATCTACTCCCGCGGGCGTGGCCCACAGGTCCGCACAATCACTCGGACCCCCCGGCGGGCTTGGTCTCGCCGGGACCCTCCAGGTAATCTCCTACGGCCCCCACCACACGCGCCACCGAGGCCCTGGAGGCCCGTGGCGGGCCGATCTCGCTCGGGGCTGGCAACCGGATGTTCCCTTCTCTCATGCGCCTCTCGATGTCCGCCAGGACCAGCGGCAAGACCTCGCGGATATGGACTGGCTCACTCACTGAACATCCCCACATTCTCGGCCTGTGCCCGAATCGTCATCGTGGGGCCGTCGAATATCGCTTCGATCTGACCGTCTGGGCCATTACGGTGCTTGAGGACGATAATCTCGATGACGCCTTTGCGCTCCTCAGCGCCGAACTTCTCGGGCCGGTTGACGGCAATTACCACATCACTGTCCTGCTCTATCGTTCCTGACTCTCTCAAATCCGACAGCCTCGGCGTATGCTTGTCGCGGCTCTCCACGGCCCGGTTCAACTGCGCGAGGACCACAACCGGAATCTGTAGCTCCAAGGCCAGATTCTTGAGTGCGTTGGAAATCACGCTCACCTCCCGGTCCCGCGTGTTGTACTGCTGTGTGCAGTACATGCGCTGGATGTAGTCGATGAACACGCAGTCCACCGGCTTCAACTGGTGCATACGCCGCACCTGGGCCGCCACCGCCATCGGCGTCGGATTGCCGCCGACGAACGACAAGTCCCAATCAGCGAAGTATCGTTGGGTGGCAAGAATACGCTGGTATCCGGTTTGACCATCCCGGTCACGCGGCAGCAGCGCGAGTCCCTGCTTGGTCATATCGCGGAAAGAGATGCCCGTCTCGGCCGACAGAATCCGCAGCATCATGTCCACCGGCAACATCTCGAACGAGAAGAACACCACGCGCTTCTCCCGGCTGTGCCGCAGCCCCTCAATGGCCAGATGGAGCGCGAAAGAGGATTTTCCATGGGCCGGGCGGCCGCAAATGACGATCATCTGTCCCGCCTGGAACCCCCGCACGTATTCCGCCAGCGGCACAGAGCACGGCAGGGCATAGACCGGGTCCCGCTCCAGTGTTCCATACGCCTCAATCAGTAGGTCCGTCATGTTCTGGGCCTGCTGCTGGCGGGCGATCTTTTGCCCGAGCCGGCTGACTGTGGCGGACGCGGCTTCCACCAATGCCTCAACGTCCTCCGGTCCCTGGGCGGCTTCCACCAACTCCATCCCCGTCCTGATGAGCAAGCGCCGCAGGGCCTTCTCCCGCACAATCCCCGCGTAGTATTGGGCGTTCGCCGACGAGGGTACGGTTTCGAGGATGCGCTGAAGATACTCCGATCCACCGATCGCCTCCAGCCGCCTATCGGCCTCCAGCTTCTGGTGAACCAGCAGGCCGTCCAGTGCCCGGCCCTGCGTCTCGGCGTAGATGGCCAGGATCGTCTGCCAGAGAATCACGTTTTCCCGCAGGTAGAAGTCCTCCCCGTGCAGGATCTCCGTCACCTCCGGGATCACCTGGGGGTCCAGGATCATCGAGCCCAGCACCGCCGCCTCGGCCGCCACCGAGTACGGGACCTCCGGCAGCCGCGACTTCGGCGGCGATTTGGCGCTTGCGTTCGGCGGTCTCTCGGGCGACTCGTTCGTGGTCATAAAGAATCCTTTCAAACTCGGCGTCTTTCTTTGGCGGCGGCGTCTCCAACGCCCGTCCGCCGCCCCCCTTTGCTGGGGGGGCTATAGGGGGTAAAGAAGAAGAAGAAGAAGAAGAAGGGCGCGTTACATTCACGTTACAAGACTTATTATGTCGCCTTCTGTAGTCAGAAACACGCTTTTTAGTGTCAAGACGGGCTAAGTACGCTCGGTGCATCCGACGATTCATAATTGTTACATTTCTGTTCTGGACCCCTGCTTTTTGGGCGTTTTCTGTTGTTACATTTCCGTTACATACCGTCACGTCTGCAAATTTATGGATTGAGTTCTCTGTGATGAATTGGTCAAACTCGACGGGAGTGCAGCCTATTAGTCGGCAGATTTCCTCCTTTGTTCCACTGATCTTTCCGGCCTCCTGCTCATTCACCATGATATCAAGCATCTCGCGCCAGATGCCTCGCGTGGCCCAGGTGCATTTGCGAACATCGACTGCCCGAAACCAGTCTCCGGTGTACCACTGCTCTGCCGGCTTCCCTGCCATTTGCCTATCCAATCACACTCTCACCTTGGCTTTACCGATCCGGTTCGCTGCTGGCCGCCGGCATATTTGATTTGAACCGGGATTTGGTCAGTGCCAGCAGTTATCATTTCCCCCTCCCCTGCAGCGCCAGCTTTTCTGTGTTCGTGCGGGCCTCCTTGCCACTGGGCGAATTGAGAATCTTCCCGACCAGATCCTGCCATTCCGTCGGTTTCGTGCCCTTGCCTTCTGGTGCTTGAAAGTACATCGGAAATGGGACGGCGCCATGGTCCTTGATGAACTGGCAGCGTTCTTCGGCGGCAGCGATCGTGTCGCCGTCATAACCCACCAGTATGTAGCAGGAGAGTTTCCAGTGGGGGTGTCCAGCTTCACGGAAGAGCCGCAGGGCTTTCGCTACGGGTTTTCGCTCCTCCGGCCGGTCATAGGCGAGATATGCCCGCTTGAACCGAATCTCCGTTGCCGCTTTCACGAACCACGGCTCGACGCGGGCCGCTTCCAGACCACCGGAGAACTCAGCCTTGTGCTTCTGGCGGCTCAGCATTTCCAGTACGGCTTCCACGTGCGGCCGCGGGCAGGCGAGCAGGTTATTGTCTTGCACGATCCACCCCGGCTTTATGGCGATCGTGCGTACCTTCCCTTCCCGCTTCCAGGCCAGGCAGGAACCGCACCGATTCGAGCATCCCCGGGACGTGATCGTATAGCCGGGCTTGAGATACAGGCCTGGCTCAAAATCACTGCCGGGGTCGTCGTAGGCGGGTCCGCCCAGTTTCACGGGATAGTACCGACCCCAAGATGCCGCTAATCGTTCGGCTACGGATTTGTGCCACGTAAAGGTGACAGAAACCTCGACGGAATCGGCCGGCGGCAACCATAAAGGCGGTTCGCCCACAAATGCCATGTCGTCATCAGGGGTCGCTTTTGTCCGTTTCGGGAACACTCGAATTATCCTTGCTCGCATAGTGAAACCGGCCGGGTGCTACTTCTGAGACTTTTTGAGTTTGGTAATCACGCCGCGCAGGGCGGACAGCCTCAGGCGCAGGATATGGGTTTCGTGTTCTCTGCCTTCGTACCACCGCTTGTACCTGTCGCGGTCATCAATCAGGCCCTGGTATGGCTTCGCCATCAGTTCCGTGGCGGCGGCGATCCGCATCAGGCAGCCGATTTGTAGGCCCGAGTCGGCTATCCCAGCGGCTTGCTCGACATCAACTCCGTAGTCCTTGCGGGACTCATCTCGAAACGTCTTGCGCACTTGCATGTTTTTGGCCTCCCAGTCATTCGTTGCGGCGCAGATGCTACTTACTGCGGTGAAGGACGGCCTTTCGGTAGTAGGCCGTCTTTTTCAAGCCCATTCTATTTGCCCGTTTTTTGACATTCCCCACGGGACGGCCCAGGCACAGTGCCACATACGCCGTCTTGCTGTTGCCGTACGTCCGCCTCAGACGCGTGAGTTCATCCCTCGTCCACGGTCCTCGTTTCAGATTCTTCTTCATTTTGTTACTCCTTATGATTTTGGGTTTCCTTTTGCTGGGTCAGCCCCGCCGGCCGGCGAGCAGGATCGTCATGGGGACTGACTCCACGGGACGAAAACGCTGAATCTTGGTGCTCGGTGCCGTCCAATGGAACCAAAGCAGATACCCCGCCAATCGGAACATGCAGGAATCAGAATGGACTTCGGCTACGATACCGAACCACGTTTCGCCGTCCCGTTTTACCTCCACATAGTCATCCAGCTTCACCGGCACCTCGGGCGGAAGGGGGCGGAGCCACTTGAAATCGCACCCATGATAAAGCGCGGTGCCAGGGTCCTGCACAACAGCACGACCCTCTGGGTCTTCACCGATATACACCGCGCGGTACTCTGTCGCCTCTGGGTGCGGCTTGCAGAGGCACTCCTGGCCAACCTCCGGTTTCCACGCCGGGGCGGCAGGCGGGTCCAGAGGCAGGGGCTCGCTGAGCGTGCTTGTTGACACAATGTAGTTGTGCCCTCTTTGGTCGATCCAAGCCTCAAAGCACACAATGGCTTTTACGACGCACAACCCTCCGCTAAAATTGGCAGGTTCTCCTGCGGTCGGCCTCCACTCCTCTTTCACCTGCTCTGGTGTGGCATTGAGGAATCGGTAATGGTTCACTTTCGTGCCTCCACTCTTTTATGGGCGTGTCCGTGCCCTTCCCGCTTCACCGGGTTTCCTTGTGCCGACGCGAGGGCCATCGGCATAGAGGGAAATCCCTCCGCGGGCAGTCCCAGCGCTTCCCGCCGGGCTATGTTCGCGATATTTACCGCCGCATTTATGTCCCTATCGTGGTTGGCCCCGCATTCGGGACACTTCCACTTGCGGACACGAAGCGGCAACGATTCAAGTTTGTGACCGCAGACCGAGCAGACTTTTGAGGTTGGTTGCCATTGGTCAACCACGAATAAGGGGACGCCCGCTCGCTTGCACTTGTAATCAAGTTGCCGGCGGAGCTCTCCCAGACCAGCGTCGGAAAAAGCCATCGCCAGATGGTGATTCTTCATCACTCCGGCGATGGCACTCTTCTGGTAAGCGATGGCTTGGCTTTCGCACACCGCCTTCCGGACGAGATTCGTGGTGATCTGGTGCGTCTCGTAGGATCGAGCATTGGCGATTCGCTCGTGCAATTTCGCCACACGGACCCGCTGCTTCTCCCGGCGACGGCTACCCTTTTGTTTGCGGGCAAGGGACCGCTGTTGCCTCTTGAGGTTGGCCTGCTGACGCTTCAAGTGCTTGCCGTGCTTGATCTTGCGGCCCGTCGATAAGGTTACAAGGCTCTCAAGTCCATCGTCAATTCCGATAATGCCATTGGCGTCCAGTACCGCAGGTTCCTGTCCGGTAGTCTCATAGAGACAGGACGCGAAGTACCGGCCCGAAGGAGACTTACTGATAGTGAGGCGCTTCATCTCACCCTCAATGATTTTGTGCTCCACAATGTCAAGTTGTAGGGAACGAGAAAGGGAGACCGTGCCGTTTCTCGATTTACCAGGCTGAGTTGTCGCGACTGATCCTCCATAACTCTTCTTCTTGAAGCGCGGGAACCCTCCCACTTTCTTGCGCCAGCGAGTGATCGCATGGTCGAGAGCCTCCGCCACGCAACGTAAAGCGTCCACCTTGGATAAGCCGAGCCAGGGATATTGAGCAACCAGTTGGGGGATGATACCCTGCATGTCAAACCGGGACAGCAATCGTTCACCGCGTTCCAGCCGTTCCTTCTGCGTAGCCAGCAGTTGGTTCCATAGAAATCTCTGATTGCCGAATTCCTGGGCCAGTAACCGCGATTGCTCCGTTGTGGGATAGCACCGGTATTTAATACTTGTCAACATGGTTCAAAGTGATCCAGTACCGAGGAATCCCTTGTTCTCGTTCATAACACTCCTTTCTAAATCCCGCAGGGCGGCCCCCGCGATGAGGACCGCCCCCGGGTTGATGAGAGGGAAGACCTACACTCCTTCCAGCGATCCGGAGCAGATGTTGCAGAGTCCGTCTTTCGTCCACAAAACCGCCCGCCCGTACATCTTGCACTTGGCGTCCTTGCACTTGCCCTGGATCGGGGTCGGCTTGGTCCCCGTCGCCTTGGCGACCTCTTCCGGCGTCGGGGCGGACAGATCCGGCTCGTCGGCTTCCTGTACCTGGTGGATGTTCTTCGACGCGCATTCCGGGCAGATGAGCGTACCGGCCGTCTTGCCCCGCTGAATCCGACCTGGGTGGTCGGACACGGCGCCGCAGTCGTCGTCCTCGCACTTCCATTGGCCAGGCTTCGGCGTGCCGGTGCTTCCTTGGGGTTCTACGGCGGGCGATTCCGTTGCGAAGGGTTCGGTTGTACCCTCCGGCGCCTTTTCCCCGGCCCCAGGGGCAGCGGGGGCCTTCTTGCCGTTCTTGAGCAGTTCTTTGACAGCGGCATTGCCGGCCGTTGGCTTGCCCTGTTCCCCCTGTTCGGCCGGGAACGCCTCATCGACGTTCGTGTCGCCGTCCTTGATGGCCGACCGGATGCCCGTCAGGGTCAGCATTTCGCTGGTGCCCATTTCTTCGGGGCCGGCGATGCCGAGGGCCTTCCAGATCCGCTCCGGCGAGATGTTCAGGGAGTTAATCCATTGCAGGACCCGCTCGCGGCGCTGCTCCAACGTCAAGCCCTTGCCGAGGGCGACCTCCTGGGCGGCAATCGTCGCCGGCTTGCACAGGGCCTTGGGAACCACGCGGAAGATGGCGTCACGGTATGCCTTGCTCTGGGCCACTTTGGCGATGAGCATCCTCTGCCGCTCGCTGTAGGGCTTGCCGTTCCTGTCCACGGTGGACTCGACACACTCGGCGGCGGCCATGTAGTTGCGCTCCAGGTCGCGGGCCATCGCCACGGCCTTGACGTACCGCGGCGTGATCTCCACGATCATGGCCCGGATGGCGAGATTGTCGTAGCTGGCGGCCACGATCTCGGCCAACCGGATACTCTCGCCCTCGGCGTACACCGTCTTGCTGCCTTCCTTGCCCACCGGCCGGCGGTAGAAGCAACTCTTGGCCGTCTCTTCGTCGATGCACGCCATCATCTGGGCGCGCTCCAGGAATAGACTCAGACTGCGCGGATACCGCTTGGCCGTCGCAATCTGGCTGTCGATGGCGACACGCTCCATGATGGCGAAGGCGTCGGGATTCACTCCGTCCGTCTCCACGTGGGTCAACTGTTGTTCGTCCGCCCCGTAGGGCATCAAATCTGTTGCAGGCGCCATAGGCCTTTCCCTTCATCAAAATTGGTTGTTGTTACGAGGCGATGATTTCTGCGATTCCCTCGCCTTTCGGTTTCTTCAATTCTTTGATCCGCAGGCATCTATGCTTGCCCTGCTTGACGTATCTCTCGTAAAGGTCCGGGTGCTCGGCCAAAAACAGCGTCGTGTTCGTTACCGGCGCCGATTTCTGTTCCAGGAAAGTCACGTCGCGGCCGTCCGCAAGGTGGCCTGCCTCCGCTTCCCCGAGCAGGTGGACGATTTTCGCCTTGAGTTCTTCGCGTTCGTCTTTGTCCTCCTTCTCGCGGAAACCCGCCTGCTGATACTCGAAGATGAGTTTCTCGGCCTCCTTCGGCAGGTCCACCCACGATTGCGGCTCGCGTTGGATCCGCTTGAGCAGGTCTATCGGCGGGACTTCCGGGCCGTGGGCGATAATAATGCCCCCGCACGTCGGGCATTGCACGATTCCCGGCACGTCGAAGAAGCCCTTTTGGCAGGTGTCGCAGTAGTAGGTCTCGGGCGGCACCTTCGGCACGACATGCCGGTTCCACCACTCCATGCCCTTCGTGACGATCTGGTCGATCAGTTCGTCGTCGCGCGGGACGGAGAATAGCTTGAACTCCAGGCTGAATCCCGCGAGGGCCACGGGCACCCAGACCTTTTGCAGCCGGGCGGCGTACATTTGGTGCTGCGCCTGCACCACCACATGCGCCGGAATGGCGTCAGTCCCCTCTTCGCCGTAGTCTTGCCCCATCGCGGCGTTGGCGTACTTGGCTTCGATGCCCTCAGGTTTGCCCTGAATGATGGCGTCTGGGTGGGCGGCAAAAATCCCCTTGCCGGGTCCGTCGTCGGCCACACGCCACTGGTTGCGGAGAATGGACACGCCAAGTTCGTCTGCCGCAAAGTCCAACAGGGGATTCTCCAGGCGGTTCCCGGTCGTCAGGAAATCCTCCGGCGCATCATCTTCCGGCAGGTCGTACACCTTGGAGAAGTAGATGTCGCCCGGCGTCTTCTTGTAGGGGCTCAGCCCCAGGATCACCGGGCTGTCTGAGGCACATAAGTAGCGTTGTCGCTGTCGTCGCTGTTCATAAGTTATAGTCATCGTCTTACCCTCTCTTTCACTCACAAATCTCATCAATGACCCGTGAAAACCGTGCCTTGATCTTATCTTTGGCGATTCGCTCGCCCGCCTCGACGCCGGCACGGAAGGCATTCATCAGGCGATTGTGCAGGTACTGGGCGGCGTGCCCATCGGGCAAGTGGAGCGTCTTCGCGTCGCCAGCAGATTGCCCCTGCTTCGATTGCACCCAATCTATCCATGCTTGCTGTTCCGCGTTCATGGCCTATCTCCTGTCCTGGTGCGTTTCCCAGGCGGGTGTCACTCCATTGATCCTAAAACGTCGCACTTTTGCCTGTTTGTAAGTTCAGGTACGCCGCTTCGCCGTTCTGCCATCGCTTCGTAAATCTGCCCGATTTTCTGATGTACACCTTGATGCTCAGTAATCGTCCAATAAGAGGCTGAAATGCTGATGTCACTTTGCCTTTGCTGGCCCAATCGACTTCCTTCCAGTACAGGCCACGGGTGGCAAACTCGACGTCGCTGGTATAATACTCAGCATCAATCAGCTTACTCAGCAGTGGCAGAAGAGCGTCGTGCTCGTGGAGGAGGACAAATATGTCTTCGAGTGATCTTCCGCTGATCTCAAGACACTGGGCGTTACTTGCGTGGATCCAACGCCACAATGTCTGCAGAGCATCTACGACGTACCCACCAAAATCATTGTCATAGAATCGAACGTCGAGATAGCGACACGCCGATTTTTTCATTGTGATGCTCCGATTCATGGTCCTGGATGATCTCCAAGGGTGGAATTTCAGGTGTCATAGCTTGAGCCTTCCCGCCATAATCTCTGTATCTCGTTTGATCTGGAGATTTCGACCGGCCTGAAAGGCGATACTGAGATAGTCGATCTCTTCCAAGTCCAGATCGTGGCCGATCCGTTTCTCAATCCACGTAATCACTTCCTCAAAACTCATGGCTGGTCCTTTCTCTCGCGGTAGGCGGCGAGAGTGGCATCCATCTTTTGGTTGCGGCTTTCGATGGCTGGTGATCCTTCCTTGGGCCATCCCGCCTCTTCCTCTGTCAGTCCCACCAGGATCGGGCCTTGCTGGAGCAGGTCGAAGAGGTTAACGACATAAACGTGACGGTTGGGATTGCACCAGACGGCAGTACCGCCGCTACTTGCCTGCCAGTTCGGCTTGTCGCCCGTGTTCTCGCCGGTAGTGTTCAGATAGTATCGCTCGATGAGGCTATCTTTCCAGACATCACCGGCACGAACGTCGGGCATATCCGGCTCCTGCTCGATCTTCTCGCACTGCGCGCGGATGGCACGAGCTTCTTCCTTGGTCACGTCCAGTTGACCCTGGCCCAAAGCGATCTTCGCATCCTTGGGCAACTCGATTGTGTGTCGTTTCTCGTTCACGATTGAGTCCTTGTCACAGATAAAACCACGATTCGTCTTGTTGTGGCCCCGGCTCGATTGTCGCCGTCAGCCAGTGCCAGAGGCGGGTCAGAATTCTCATGGTCTTCTCCTTCTTTCCTCCGCCAGCCGCAGGGTCTCTTCGATGTCCGCCCGGCTCATGTGCAAGGGCTTACGGATGGGCGGCTGGGCTGCGGGCGGAACATCGGCCAGGCGACACCCAGCCAGGCCCAGCACGATGGCGGCACAGAACATGATTGCGATTTCGGTGGGGGTCATGCTCTCACCCGGCCTTTCTCATCCGCGCCGCCTCGATGCCTAATGCAGCCAGCGAGCAATCTACTGAGGAGATTCCGCTTGGGGATTGGCTTGGCCATGATTTTCTGTCTCACGACCCCCGCCAACTGCTCCCAGAACGCCGCGTTCCATTCGGGGATATGCGGCAACGCCAACTCCGTGAAGGCCACCCGCAGCCTGCCCCGCACGACGGGGGACATTTCGTCCCCGCGCGTACCCAGCAGCGAGGCGATCTCGTGGGACAATGAGCGCATATCGCTTTCCAGCTTGCCGTAATTGATGAGCATACCCCGGTGCATCTCGCACAGGTCCAGGCTGTCTGTGCAGCCGCACTCCGGCGCGCGCAGGGCGTCCCGCTTGGCCTTTTCGTCGTCGCTGCGGCTCTCGTCGCTGATGGTGCTAAATGATGGGTGAGTGTCCATGTGTTCCCTTTCTTTTTCTTACTTCCCGTTCAGGCTCGCGATTGCCTCGCGCTCCTCGGCAATCTCTCCTTCCAGCCGCAGGATATGATTCTGCTTGTCCATAGCCTTCCTTGCCCGCAGTTGGCCAACGAATTCTTGGGGTATGTCGATTCCGTGCTTTTGGGCGGCCTCAATGTCTCTATCCTCACCTTTGCCTTCGGCAAACAAGCCCAGCAGGAAGTTCGCCAGCACTTCCTTGGCCTGTTCATAGGATGTGCAAGGGACGACATCTTCGTAGTTGCCGGAGCCATCTTTGTAGAGGTTTATTCTCCAATTCAGATCGCCCTTGGAGTTTCCGAACAGAACCAGGAGCTTCGTGCCATCCTCGTAGTACCCGCCCTTTTCTTTTTCCCTGACTGCGATCTTTGAGTTATGCCACGGCGACAAATGGGCAAAGTGCGTGATCTTGCCGTCCAGGAAGTCCTCCAGGAGCCGCAATTTCTCGTCCCGCTGGAACTTGGCGAGCAAGGCCCGGTGCTTGGTCTGTCCCTCGTGTACGGCGGCCTGCTGCTCGGATACCTGTATATGGAGACTCGCGACCTTCTCAGATAGGCGCAAAACCTCATCGGAGAGTTTCACTGTCGGGGCTGTTTCAAACACCTGCTCAACCCAGCGGATTTTCTCGTCCGCGATCAACTCGCCCGTCTCGCCATCCTCATAAAGCCGGTGGATCAGAAAGCCATTTTCGCACTGCTCCACGACTTTGACGGCCGTGCCGTCAATCAGGTATTTCTGCGGCATGTCCATGATCTATCCTTTCTGCGGCATTGCCGCGTGGTTGGTAAAGCCGGGACGGCCCGGCTTCGTGTGAAGGAAGCTGAAAGATTGAATTATGGCGCGGCTGGCAGGTTTGGCTTTCCGCTACTGGTCCAGAGCCCACCGAGCCAATCGGGTTCCCTGGATGGGCTATCTGCCAACACGGAAATCCCGTGTCGTTCAACCCTTTCGAGGTCGAGCATCCTCACCACTGCTTGGGCGTCATTGTGAACCGCCTCCAGGGATGCCAGTGCTACACCTATTCACGGCGTCTGCCAGCCTTTGCAGAACAGGGTGTTTCGTATGATGACAAGATGATGGGGGCCGGACCCGTTACCGCTCGAAGTTTCGCGGGTAGCCCTATTCGGTTGCCTTTTGCACTCATTTCAGCTTATCCGGCCCCCTGGTATATTCTGGATGATTGCCAGGGCCTCGTGGCATCCGTGCCGTGCTCCGTCCGAGGCCCCGAGGATTGTTTCACCTACTCGTTAGATCAACCGGCTCGGTAGGCCCCCGGCTACTACGTCGAAACCATGATCTTCTCAACTACTCGTTGTACTTCGCGGTCAAGTTCTGGTTTCGGCATTTGCATCACCTCCTTCCCTGCGTATGGGGTTATCGTTTCGAGCTTTGAATAACGCCGGCGGGCCAATCCCCGATATTCAATCGCGCTATACCGTCGGGTAGGATGGTGCCAGTTTTCCGCCGCCGGCGTGAAGATCAAAGAGGGCCTCAGAGCATCCATTCTCCAACGCCCCGGCCCTACTGCGGACATCTGCGGACACACCGCAGTTGTGGGCCAAACACGTTGCCCTAACACGGGCGTTGTGGTTGAAAAGATGCTGGCGGGCACAGGCACCCGGCGATTCAGCCCTGTGCGGATTTGGCAATCCTTCTGATCCTCTACATCTACACGGATCGGTTCAAGGGATCCGTGACGGCCCGGTCAATTCCGGGGACGCCATGCCGCCGCCAGCCGTGATGATCCGAAGTGGGCGGGTCAGAGTGTGCCGTTTATGCCCTTGCTCATGCGCTTCGCAATTTTCTGACCTGGCTGGCATTCACCAGCGACATAATGAGCGCAACGCCGCCGCCCCACTTCGTTTGTCTGAGAAAAGGAGGGCCGACCTCCATGCCAGCCCCCAGATCGACCGTGAGTGGTGGGTTTACAGTCCCGGTCGTTTGTGACGTAGTTGAATCACCTAACTCTCTTTGGACAATTCTCTTCCGTGCATGATCCGCCGTTTACCCGGCAGTAAACACAGAACGCTGAGCTATCTGTGTTCTCGCGCTTCTGGTTGCACCGTTGCTTCACGGCACTCCATCTGTCTTTTGCCTTCATCGTATTAGCCTCTCTATGTGACTGTCTTTCATGGTTTTTTCGAGCGCCTGTAAGGCCGATTCCGAACCCGTGCCTTACACGCAGGAGGTCGATGGATCGTACCCATCACCGCCCACTTTTTGGCCTATTTCGGGGCCTCGGACAGTACATAGCTCTCCATTCAAAGCTGAACTGTAAACCCCAACCGAGGCCCTGTTCTTCCCTATGCGCGCCACAATCTCATAGGCCCTCTGCCAATGAGTAGGGCGGCAACAAGTGTACCTGTTCAACGTCTCCCGGCGCGTGTGCCCCGTGAGCTCCATCACCGCGCGATCGGGCAATTCTTCCGCCATGTCTGTCGTGAACGTCCTCCTGAATCCATGAAAATCATTCACCTTGTGGCCGAACGCCCTGACCTGGATCGCCGCAAAAGTCCTTGTGAAGCAGAATTCGGGACACTTGCGCCACCGGCCGGCCAGTTCGCCACTGACCAGCCGGGCAACCATCGAAGGTAGGACCATTGGGTAGTGCCGGTTCCTGAAAGGCTCCAATGCTTCGCGGAACTGTGGGGCCAGGGGCACCTTCCTGATGCGCTTCGTCTTGATCTGCCAGGGCCAGGTCTTATTTGTGGCTTTCTTCGGTTCGACCCAGCAGAGCCCGCCCCGGATATTGTCCCCCGTCAGGTTCAACAACTCCCCACGGCGGAAGCCCGTCGTCCGGGCGCCCCACAGAATCGCCAGCCACCGCAGATCCCGCTGGGGGTCGGCGGCGGTGGGGCGGGGCAAAAAGAACAACATCCTCTCGAACTGCTCATCCTCATAAATCGTGACAGGCTTCTCTGGCACGCGGAACTGGCGGACCTCCTGCCAGGGGTGCGTGGGCCAAAGACCCTGTTCTACACCGAACGCGAGGACCGGATGAATGACACGCAGATAGATGTTCGCCGTGGTCATGCTCCGACCGCTGGCGACGAGCCAATTCTTGAAGCGGTTGCCGATGGCCTTGTCCATCGTCAGCAGGGGGGCACAGTCCGGCATCCGGTCGTAGGACCGGCACGCCAGTAGTGCCCCCGCCTTCGTGGCCTCATCTAACTCGTACTCCCGCACAGACAGGTACTGCGCGCAGAGTTTCTCCAAACTACTGTACTCGGTCATAGCTTACCTCCATTCTGTGCCCCAGTTGTGGCCGGGGCCAACGCCCTGAGACTGTAAACCCAGAGCCATTATATCAGGAGGCAGACCTATGACCAACTGAACTAACCTCATCTGCCCCACAGGTCACATCTGAGGGGGCCACTTGTCAAAGAACATGCTGCTGCCGAATCGCCTACAGGATGCTTTTGATTTCCGAAAGAATCGCGGCCGCTTTCACGAGCGCCGGATCGGAGCGCAGTTGTCCCAGAAGCTGGTCGATCCGATAGACCTTGTGCTGTTCGCGGCCGATCCGCTCCAAGAGGTCCTTTTTCCGGCATTCCAGTCCTTCAATGACGTCCGGTTCCGTGCTTTTGGTGATCATGCCCATTAATTGTCCTACGCATTGTTCGTCCATTTGTGGCTCTCCTGAATAAGTTCGATCGGTCACAACTGCTACCGCCCTGGGGGACGGTCACTTTCCTGTTTTTCTGGGGGCCTCGCCGCACTTGACCACGAAGGTGATGTGAGAGAGGACGACAACTACAGCGCGATCCTGTCGTCCAATGGCAACCACGTCCTTCTTGTGGGATATACACTCGAGAACGTCACGATTAAACCCGCGATCTACCTGCTCCTTGGCTTTGGCCCGTACCATCCATGTGTGGAAACCAGAGACGTACGTGCCACCCTTACCGGCCCAAATAGATTCGCGTTTGGCCTTCAATCGTCTTCCAAGCCAGAAGCGAGTTGTCTTGTTCACGAAGAGTGAACGAAAATGACCGTCGATGGCATGTACGGCCTTGTAGGTTACGAACTTCTCCGGCAACTTCGCCAGTGCCTCGCGCTCCTCTTTGCCTCGAAAGACTCTGTCAAGACACATGTTCCTATCCTTTCCTCTTCTCGCCCTGGGGGACGGTCAATCCTCTTCACAAATCAGTCTGAAATGTGACCCAGAGAGCACTTGCACGTCGGTTCTTCCGCTCAGAATAACGCGGCACAACCTTCCATCGGCCTCACCTTTAAGGCCAGCAAGACGCATCAGGGCATTCGAGAAACCGGCAGCGTTGAAGATCCCGCTATCGCCATAACTCCGCACTGCCTCCTCAACCGCAAGCCGGACACAATCGTTCATCTTCTATCCTTTCCTCTTCTCGCCCTCACCGGCCCCGCGACCGGGAGCGGGAATCACTCTATCCCATCCATCTAAAGCTGTTCATGTTCCTTCATCAATGGCACCAGCACCTCATCAGCCGAGTCGGTATCTTTCAGGATACCTTCGGAGTACCAGTCGAGCACGAACTTGGTGGACAGGGCGTGATGCACCGCGTCATCCAGGTAGAGGTCGCCCGGCATTGACCTCGATTTCGCTGCACACAAGGCGATGGTTGTGTCACCGACTTTGCGTATCCGTATGGCCATGATTCCTGGCTCTTCTTTCACCAACTGTAACAACATCCTCGGCGGTGGCAGCGGCGGGCTGGCATTGTTCGACCACGATCGCACCCGTGATGCCCTCGCGAATCAACTCAAGTCGCAGCAGCAGCGTGTCGTCGTCGATCGCGCCCGCGCGCCAATCGGAACAGACGGACTCGACGGTGTCGCGGCTGTCCTCGGCGGGCGGCTGGGGAGCCTTATAATTCCTACAGGTTGGTTCGTGATTTGGGTAATCAGCATTGCAGCACCACCACGCCGGGTCTGCCGCGATATTCTGCGGGTTCGGCATTGAGTTGTAGAGTTTCGTCGCCATGTTCTTCCACCGGTCTCGCTCTTTCGCAATAGCAGCCGTTGCTTGCCACTCCTTCCACTGGGCAAGCTCGGCGGTGAGGGCCTTGTGCTTCGCCCGCAATTCGTTCATGCAGATACGCAGGTGCCGCGGCGACTTTACGAAGCCTTCTGCCGGCTCGCATATCCCGACAGCCGCGAATGCGCCAACGAGATTGTTCACCTCGATCTCAATATCTCGAAGTCTCTCCCGCTCAGCTTCGAGGGCGTCCATCTTGGTATATACTTCTTCCATGTCGTCCACATAGGCGTGCCAGTGCAACCAAATGCCTTTCTCGCGGCACATGAGATCAAAGCACATCGGGCAGTACAGACCAGCCCCGCTTCCAATCACGGTCTCCCACGTGTTGCCCATCGCGTTCCATACCGTGTCGTAGGCGCGGCCGCACCTTTGACATCTTTCGCCGTCGTGTTCCTCATTGCCCATGGCTATGAATTCGGCCTGGAGGGCGGCAATCTGCAAATCCTTGTATGCTTTAGCCTCCAATCTCCCCAGATCGGTAGCCTCTTCAATCAACTCACTGATGGCTTGCTCGGGCGTCTCTGGCTCCTTGACTGTGGGTATCTCTTTGCGCACCTCGCGGCTGTACCCATTGTGGAGATTGCGGAGGGCATAGCAATACGGTTGGAGATACCGGATCTGCTGTTTTCTTTCGTGTAGCGATTCATCCCTTTGATGGAGTGAATCTGCCAGTCTCGCCACCTTCTGCTTGAGATGCTTGATACTGGTATCCTTGAAGGCGATCTGCCGGTCCCTGTCGGCGAGAGCGGCCTGGAGGGCGGCAATCTGTGCCTCTGCCTCGTACTTGCCCAGTCTTGTCGCCTCTTCGATCAACTCCTCCAAAGCCTGGGCGGGCGTCGGCGGTTCCGGCACGCCTGTTTCGGCCCGAACATCGGGATCGTAGCCATTGTGCCGTTTGCGGAGCGCGTCGGAGAAGGGCTGGAGTTTGGCGATCTGCTCTGCGTGCCACCGTAGTACCCAGCCCAGCAGAACAACCCAATCCCCAGGCGGGGGCGAACCACCCGGCTGATGAATTTGTATGGTCCGAATCGCAGCCTGAATCTGCTGGTCCTTGTCCTTTTCCCCCTTCAGGAAATCTCGCCCCGCCGTCAGGGCAACCGCTGCCTCGGCCAATGTGGCTTCGAGTTCGGCGATCCGCCGGTCTCCACCGGCTATCATCTCGCGATCCTTTTCCATTACGACGCCCGCCAGACGGATGTCCTCTCTTTGCTGGTCGATGATCCGGTTGTTCTCGGCGAGAATGTGGCTGACGGACCCCATCGTGAGGTTGCTGTACTCTTTTCCTAAGTCACTCATCATCGTCGCCCTTAAAATCGTCGCAGGCTTCGTCGGTTCTGTCGTTGCACTCACTGGTGCAGTCCTCGGTTCCAAATTTCACGCACTCGATACATCGGTGTTCGCTCATCGACTACCCCTTCCCTGCCTCTCCCAGAACCCCGGCATATTCTGCCCGTAGTAGTTGCCAAGCTGGGCGAAGCCATAGGCGGGACCGAAATAGTCCCCGAGTTTGCCCTGCTTCGGCTCGCCGTAGGTCTTTACGTGCTGGGCCTCGGCGGCCTTGTCCTCGATGTTGATGTCACGGTTCGGGTTCATATCACTTCACCTCCGGGGGATGACAACATTCACCGTACGAACCCGCGTCCCTGATTCCTTGAAGGCGTCGTCGGGATTGGGCTCAATCATCCCACCTCGATCCTCAACCAGTTGCCGGAATTCAGCCGTCAGCTTATTCTGCCGGAAGGTCACGCTCGCCGACATCACAGAGACCAGCCGCCCGCCCGGCTTGAGGAACTTCAGGGCGTGCAGGACGTGCTTGATGTCCTGCTGTTTCGAGAACGGCGGATTCATCACGACACGGTCAAATGTGCCGATGTCACCCTTCAACCAGTTCCCAATGGGTGTGCAAGCCAGAAAATCCCCTTGATGAATCTGGAGTCTCGAAACACCGCGTACCATCAAGTGGGCCAGGTAATCGAAATTTATCTCCACGGCCACCTTGTTGGGACCGTTGCCGATGGCCACGACAATGTTGCCCGTCCCTGCGCTGGGTTCCAAAACACGGTGGTATGTCCCGACCTCAGCAAGTTCCAGCAGGCGCGCCACAATAGGCTTCGGCGTCGGGAAGAAATCGAAGTCCTGATGCGTGGCGATCTCCCCGGATAGAATCACCTGCTCGATAGCCTCGGCCGCGTCGCCGTCAAACAGATGAGCCTTGGCCTTGCGATTCCACGTTCCGCCGGCGGCCTCCAGGACCTTGTTCGTCTTCTCGTAGAGTTTGCGGTCAAGCCATTTGGCCGTGAGCATCAACCGATTGCCTTCGGTCTGGGCTTGGTCGAGAATAGCAAGAACATCGTCAGTGACTTTCATGGGGCCTCCGATGGGACAGGGGCGGGAGAATTAGCTGCCCTTCCGAGCCGCTGGAGAGCCGCCGTTCGACGCTCGATAATCGGCACGATGAGTTCGGCAAAGCGCTGCACAAGATTCCTCACGTCGTCCCTGTTCGCACACCCACGGCACAGGTCAGGGTCTACCATGCAGCCGCAGATAACGCCGCGGCAGGACCAGCAGAATTCCTTGCCGCAGATCAGGCAGGTCATAAGGATGCCGCCCGGGTCTCTCTGGCAGAAGTCACAGACCTCAACGGTCTTGGCTGGGATGGTTCGTTTCATCGCTTAACACCTTGAATATGACGCCGCACCGCGCTGCACCAAACCTTTCCTCGCCGGGCCTTGCCTTGCCCCGCCGGACCGGGCCGTGCCTTGCCTGCCGTGCCTTGCCTGCCTTGCCTTACCCTGACCCGCCTTGCCACGCCGCACCAAACCTTACCGCGCCTGCGAATCCCTGCCTTGCCCTGACATGCCCAACCCGACCATGCGCGATCTTTACGCGCCATGCCTGCCATACCGAACCCAACTACACTTGTCCCAGCCGGACCAAACCTGACCGCTCCAAGCCAAACCATGCCGCGCCTGCCTTGCCGTGACACACCAAACCGCACCCCGTCTAACCTGAACGTACCTTACCATGCCATGCCTGCCGCGCCGTGTCGAATCGCATCAGTCGATCAGAGCAAGAATGCCTTCGCAGGTCGGTCTTAGTTCCTCTATGTCCACGACAGATCGACACCACGACCGGAGAGTGCTGATCTTGCTTTCAATGACAGCCCGGCGGGCCTCAGCGTCGCCAAGAACGTCAGGCCGCTCACGGAAGCCCTCATTCTTGAAATCGGGCAGATACCGTCGCACCTGAGTTGCATCCTTGGCACCCTCAATGGCGTCCTTCGCAGCACCCTTGGTTCGCTTCTCTGTGAGAAAACACACGAACCGGGTACTGAGAATCATGGCGGTGGCTTGGGCCAGCCGGTACTTGTGACCGGCAACAGAATCGTCCCACACGAAATACTCGTGCAGAGGGTGTTTCTCGTTCTCGGCCTCCGTCAAAATCATTTCCTGCGTCAGCCGTCCGTTGTGGTTGACGATTTCACTGAGGCATTGCTCAATGACAGTCGTCTTGTGCTTGCGGACAACTTTAGCCTCAACTTTGGAGAGATACTTGACTGTGGCGTTCATTGCCTTCTCCCTTATTCGTCCGTGCCGTTTCCGTCAGTCTCGTTGGCCGTGGCGATCTTCTGGAGAATCTCGTCGGACAACTCCACATTCATCGCCCACTCGGGAATAACGAGCGGCTTGACCTGGGGCCGACAGATAGTCCGAACCTCCGCAATCTCTTTGGGGTCCGAAATGGCGCGGCTGACGACATAGGTGCCGAACGTTCCGTCCTTTTCCGGTCGCCACTCGCCAACGCCGACGTTACCCGCCCGATTGAGCAAGTCCACGACGGTTTGGGGCGGAATGGTATCGCCAAAGAGAATGATAAGACGGGCCTTCCAGTCCTCAAAAGCAGGACGGAATCGGACATCAGGGGTTCGGCCCATGCCGCTGGTACGCACCATGTCCATGCGCGGGACCATCCGCGAGTAGGTGATGGGGATAGAGCCACCCTCCACGAACAGGGACACGCGGAGCGCGGTCTTCTTGAGGCCCTTGACTTGACCGGCGGCAGTCAGCATCCCCTTCTTGAATGCCGTGGGGGGCAGGCATACTTGCTCCACCGTATTGCGCGTAATCGCACGCTCGATGCAGTCGGCGGGAACCTTCTTTTCTCGCTGCACAGAGAGGCCCATGTGCTTGCGCAGCATCTCCTCGATGACTTTCTGATTGAAGCAGTTTTGGATCAGAGGATTCGTGCCGTCGACTTCGAGACAGATCGACAACTGCTTCGGTTGTTCGATCACGTCACTGCCTTTCTTCTTTACCATGTTGATCTTCCCTTATGACTGATGTTTGATGCGATTCACTATGTTGACTGTTTGTCGCGCGACTCCTTTCCGCCTGCGAAAACGCACCGGGCCTGGCCCAACCTCACCGTGCCTGGCCTTACCGCGCCGAGCCTTGCCTGCGAATCCGAACTCTGCCATTCCGTGACTCACCAGACCTGACAACACCCCGACGTGCCATACCCGGACTTACCATGCCTGCGAAACCAAGCCCCACCGGGCCAAACCCGGCCATGCCATGCCCGGCCTCGCCGGGACTTGTCTTGCCTGCGAAACCTCGCCTCGCCAAGATCCACCTCGACGTACCGTGACATACGCCGCCACGCCTTGACTGCCAAACCACACCAGACCAGAAGTCGCCATGGCTTGCCCCGCCGTGCCTCGCCAGACCTGCGCGACCAGACCCCGCCAAGCCAGACCAGGCCAGACCCCGCCAAACCGCGACTGTGAAACCCCACCTTGCCCTGCCATGCCAGACCCCACCGCGCGTTACCTGTCCAATCCTCGTCCTGCCATGCCTGCGAAACCTTGCCGCACCCGGCCTGACCATACCATACCGGGCCACGCCAGACCCAGCCTGCGAGACCCGACCGAGCCCCGCCAAACCCAACCCTGCCGCACAATGCCTGTCCGTACCGTGCCTGCGAAAACGTACCGTGCCTTGCCTCCCTCGGCCGCGCCCCGCCTTGCCGGGCCATGCCGTGTCCCGGCAAAGAAAAAGCCACCAGGCTCGTTCGGGCCGGCTGGCCCGGCTCCGGTTATCTTCAACCACGTTGGCAGGTGCCGTCCGTGGAAAAACAGGACCGGCCGGCCGTGGTTGAAGACCGAAGGTGGGGGACAGTAGCCGGCCGATCCCAGGTGATTTGTGCAGTCCATTGCGGTCTTCCGTTCCATCAGCTGTCCCTATCAGACCGAAATATCTCTTGACTCTTCTATGTCACTGGCGTAGAATAAACCACGCTCACGCAAGGAGCCACTTCGGCGAGTTATCCCACGGACGAACAAAAGGAGGTTGGGCGATGCTTGTTTTGTTGCTTTGCTGCCCTGTTGCCATCAGAAACTCCCTGTCCGAAGATTTCCTTGATGACTTTCAACCACTTACTGAGGGACATCATGGTGAGATGCTTTGGAGGTGTCAATACAATTCCGTACGAAAAATACGCGGCCGTTCGTAAATGTATATTCATACGGAACTTGCATGCGAAAAATAATTTGACACTATTTGTAGTATGGGTACGAGAACTGACGATTTAGACGAAATCGCTGCGCCTGTGGCGGCAAGATTGCAGGCCGAATACGGCAACCTCAAGCACGTTCTATCCGCGGCAGTCTTGGCGTTCGACTGGCTTCTCCCAGATTATCAGAAGGTGTTCTTGGCCCGAGCTGGCGGTCAAGAAGCGGAGATCCCTCTGCCGACAGAAGAAAAGGTTCGCGACCATCTGAGCAGGATCCTGGCACTTTCTCAAATCCAAGCCGAACGAACCGCACGCGATCACAAGGCCAAGTCCGTAAAATTCGGTTGATCCTCACAATCTCGATTTCGGTTTGGAGGTCTATGACGTGTGTCGATTCCATATTCCCATCCCCCATCAGGTTATCTCGTCGCGGCCCCAATAGCGAAATAGACTACAACTGTTCCCTAGCGCTGTCCATGAGAAAATCTCACAGAGGGACGAAAAATCGTTGACGTGTCCCCCGGGATCGGGTACAATACTGGCCCACATCGGCAGGGACGCCCAAAATTGGTCAACACGCAGGCGGCTGAGGGTTAGTAGCTTTTCTCCTGGCTGCCTGCGCGGCATATAGCGGCAGCGGCGCGTGCCCGCGTCCGATCAGAACAGAGGTCTGATTTGCGGAGGTATGTATGGGAATCGAGCATTGGTCGATTGTGGTCTTTTTTGTGGCCAGCGCGGGCATCCTCACCGTGATAGGCTGGATGATCGCGCACACCCACAGGAGGAGTCCGGAACGGCAGAAGACCGGCTGACCCGCCCTTCTTTATTTAGCCCTTGCCCGGCCGCTTGGCCGGCATCAGATGTTCCGCGATCCGGTCGATCTCCTGGTGAACGCTGGCGAAATTCGTGGACATCTTATCGGACAGCTTGCCAACGGCTTCATCCGTCGCCTCCTGCCGGCGGTCGATCTCCGCGTGCAAATGGTGGCATAACTCGGCATTGTACGCGCCGTCGGGTTTGTCTTCGTGGCTGTGCCTGTTGCCGACGCGCAGTTCGAATCCGCGCTTGATGAGCAACGCCAGCACGGTCACTCCCACACCGCCGACGCCCCAAATCGCATCCGTCACCATCCCCTGTGCCAGGATCCAGATCATCTTTGCCTCCGTGGCTCGTAGGTGCTCACAGATACGCCGTGGACATCCAGCATCATCGCTACGAGGAAGTTGGCGGATTCCTCGTCATCCAACAATTCTCGGGCCGTGTCCAAGGACAACGGTAGATACAACTCGCGAAGGTTCCCGACAAACGTTGGTTTCTCGTCCGTAAAGCGATATTCCCCGGCCAATTGACTCAGAATCACGGAGGCAATGGGCGAGGCCTTGTTCTCCAGGAAATCTTCTGCCAAATCCAAGCCTGTCACACCAACGAACTTGCCCGTGTTGATCTGGACCCATTTACCCTTGGCATTCTTATAGTAGGCGTCTTTGCCTACGAACAGTGGGGCCAATCGGGCGGCCAGGCGAACCATCGCGCCCATGCCGCCGCCGATGTCGAATCGGGTGTTGCCCACCTTGATCTTGAAGGCATCCGTAGCTCTGGGGTCCCACTCCACGCTGTCATCGTCGAGCAGGTCGGCTATCGCCAGAATGATGGCTTGGGCCACAATGATCCGCAGCAGATTTTTGGCCGCTTCCCACCGCACGAATCCGGTGGCCGAACGATTGAACAGGTGGGCCGTCAAGTTGTCGAAATCCGCCTTCATCATTCGGCGGGACCAAAATGCATTGTCTATCAGAGTCGGTTTGTTTGATCGTCCGATCTCGCCCCGCCCGGTCAGGGAATTGACCAACTGGCCGATGGCCTCCAATTCCGTCTTGTCCGTCAGGTCTTTCCCGATCTGCCTGGCCTTGTGGAAGTAGTATTGGGCGGTCCTGTACCGCAACAGGTGCGCCGAGGCGGTGAAAGCGTTGTGGGACGCTTCAAAGGGCTTGCCGAGGAATGGGATGCGGCTCGGAAGATCGGAAGGCATTTCTTCTTCAACGACCGACGTAGCGATCTTGGCCTTGCGCATCAGTTCGTAATCGGGGTCGGAGAGGATCTCCGCCCGGAGCTCGTCCATGACGGCCTGCCCCTTGCCCTTGAACGTCTCCCAAATGACCCGATAGGACCGGCCGAAGGTTTCCAGCCAGGCTTTTCCGGCCTCGAAATCGCCCGTCATGCCCTTGAAGAAGAGATTCCGGCCCTGTCGTCCGATGAGGCTATTGTCGATGGAGGAGCGTGCTTCCCTGGATGTTTCTGCCACGAAACCAAGTCCCTCTCCCAAGATGCGAAAAGGGTTTTCTGTGTATTCTGAGAACTTCCGGGACGCCCATTCCCCTGTGGTTTCATGTTCGGCGGCCGCCTTGACCGTAGAGACGTAGTTGTCGAACGCCACCAGCGCCCGGCCGTACTCCAGTTCCGTTTCGGGCGGTTTGTCCCCCACCTCGCGGCGCGGTCCAGCCTCCATCGTCTCTTTCTTGATGCTCACAGTCTGGGCCAAGGCCGTGATGTTCCCCGCCTCTTCCATCGTAACGGTAGTGCCCAGGGCATGGGCGGCCAAATCCTCTAGGAATGCGTCTTCCGTGTCCGGGGTAAGGATGTCCTCCATCTTGTTCACGCGGGCGACGAGCGATCGTTCGGCCTCCGGCCTCAATCCGGCGACCTGCTTGGCCCAGGTCACGAGGCCCTGCTGCTGATTCTTCAGGATCAGCTTGGATTCGAGCATGGCATTGGCCCACTGCGCATTCTCTGCACCCATGAATCCGGCGAAGAACGCCCGGCGCTGCGCCGAAGTCATGCCGATGAGTTTCTCCGGGTTGATTGTCCCATCCCGGATCATCGCCAGGAACTTGTCAGCAAGATTGCCTACAAGGCACCGCATTTAACACCTCAGCACCGAATTGACGTTACGAATTCTTCCCACGATTGCCGGTGCACGAGCCGCTTCTTGATTTCCTGTTTGGCGTCCCGCGCCCACTGCTGCTGTTCTTTCTTGACGTCCTTGACTTTACGCTTGCGAGAGACGGCCTTTTGCTTGGTCTTCTGGATTTCCTGCATAGCCTTCACCGGATCGGCCAGAACCCCTACGTCAGCCGCCTTGATCTCTTGGCCCAGCGCCGTCAGTTCCAGCGAAATCTGCGGGTACACGACGGCCAGATTCCGCAGGGTCTCTACGTCGCCTTCATTGCGGGCCTTGACGGCGACAGCCCGGTAAATGCTGGCCGGCCGCAAACCTGCCGGCGGTGGAATTTTGCCATACGCCATCTGCTTGGCGTTCTCGTAGTCTTTCGCGATTTCCTCGGCGGCCATCCGCGCTTGTTCTGCCATCGACATCGTTTCGTAGGTGGGTAACTCGCCAAGGGATTCCGTCAAATCTCTCGCAATAGCCTCTTCTTGGACTCTCTGAGCGGCGCGCGAGATTTTGCGGGTCGGCTCGCCAGCAGCCTCCACGGTTGCGCCAGACCGCGCAGGAGGCACGATCTCGGCGGGGGCGGGCGGTTGGGGCTTCCTCTTCTCCGGCACGGATACAACAGGGGGCGGGGTGGGTACTGCTCCCTGCTTCTGCGCCTGCGATTGTATCTGCCTAACCTTCTGTTGTTGCGTCTTGGGCAACCGAAACCAGCCGTCCGATTCATTGATGAGCCACGAGGCGGCGTTGTAGACTTCCTGTTTGTCGGCCTTGCGCGTGACGTAATCGACAGGGGCCAGTTCTTTGTCCTTCACAGCCGACAAGATGCTTTGGGCGGCAGAGGAATAGCCCTTCTTCGTTTGGGCCTTGGCGTCCATGTCGGCCAGAATCTTGTCGGCCCAGGACTTGCCTTTGTACTCTTCCACGATTTCGCGGCGAACGGGTCGGCCTTCCTCGTAGGCTGTTCGGATCACTTCCGCGTGCGGCTCCAGGCGGTTGTCAGGATTATCGCCATAATAGCGCCCATCGATAACCCAGCCAGTGTCCGGGATGGCGTCGCTGAAAGTATCCCCGGCATCCACCAAACCGATGTACGCCAGCGAATGAGTCTCCCCGGTGTAGATTCTTCCCTCTTTGCTGCGGATAGCCGATGACTCGGCGGGCATGGGGAAGAACTCGGCCTTGTTCATGTCCCACGCTTCTTTCGCCCCACCTTCGGCAGCGGCGGGCTGGGCGGGTCCGGCCTGCGGTTGCCCGCCCTGGACGGTGGTTTGCCCCGATGGCCCGGATATCGTTACTTCGGGATTCAGTGACTTCGCGAAAGCCTCGCCTTCTTCCGTGTAGAGTTGCCCCTTGAGTTGGCTGAAGTCATATCCTTGCTCCTTGGCATAATTCCACATTGCCGTCGCAATTCCCTTGCGGCGGTACTGCGGATCAACAAAGATTTCCACTTGATTTCGGGCGTCCCCGGTGTCTTCCCATGCCCGGTCCTCCAGTGTCCCATCATCCTTGACCCAGAACTGAATCGTGCCTATCGGTTTTCCGTTTTCGTCACGGTAAACGATATTCCGGATATTTGCGGCCGTTTCATCAGTATGGCCCGACCGTTCAACAGATAGACCCGGCTTGCCGATCTCTTCTACGAAGGCAAGTCCCTCTGGCCCCCATTCTGGCCGTTCAAATGTTGGCTGTTCCGTTCCTTCCGCAACTTTTTCAGCACCCCCGGCCAGAGCGGCAGTTTCGGCCACGGTCCCAGTTTCGACCACTCCACCGGGTGCTTTTTGGCCTGGGGCTTTGGCTTGGGCTTCTCCACACTGCGCCTCCTCCTGCTGCTCCTGGACCGCCTGCTCGATCTCGCGGACGACCTTTTCGGTCAGTTCCCCTTGGGCGGCGAGAAAACGCAAAGTCCGTCTCTGTTGCGTCGGATTGGAGAAGTTCGTCAGGCCCCGAATGACGGCGCTGCTCGTTTTGAACATACCCCCCAGTGCCAGACCGCCCCCAGCATCGGCCAATATCCGGCGCAGGGCTTGGTTCCAGTCCATGCCGGCATAAAACGCCCGCGCCGATTCTTCTGTCAGTGCCTGCCCGCCCTCTTCCAGGCCCTCGATAAGGTCGCCGATCACCAGATCCGTTCCCAGTCGCAGGAGCCTATTCTTGATCTTGTCGGTAGCGAGCAACATCAGTCTGTCGGCGGCCGGCCCCCCCACCGATTCAATGGCCCCGGAAATGAGAAAGGCCGCGCCCGCCAGACTGCGGGCCGTTTTCTCCGGCACCTTTTCTTCGATGGCCCTCTGGTACACACTGTTGTAGGACGCCGAGCCACCCATCACCATTCCGCCGGCGGGTCCGGCAACGGCATAGGCGGCTGCCGAACTCATCATGTAGGGCAGGTTCTCAATCAGAAAATCGAACAACTTGCCGGCTACCCCATCGTCCTGGGCCGCCAGTTCGGGACTCTGCGCGACTTGCCACAGTACGCGCGCGGTTTCCTCGTCTTGGGCCGCCAGGGCCGCCCGTTGCTCGGGCATAAGGAACTGCGGGCCGTACCCGGGCGCTTGATTACCGAGCACTGCGGCGTTAACCTGCGCGATGTTCGATCCCATGTTTGCCCAGCCCCGGACCCAGGCGTTATACCGCTGCTTCCACCAGGATTCCGGCTCCTCCAGCTTCTGCCAGTACAGCAGGGACTTCCATTGGGCGGTGGTCTGGTTTATCCATTCCTCGTGCTGCATCGCCCGCGTTACCACTTGGCCGGGGCTCAGGGGTTCCTTGAACAAGTGCCGGGCCAAAGACTTCTGCATGTCGTAGGCATAGTCCGGCCGGAGGTCCAGCGTGCTCGCCAGATAGAGGGAGGCCGCCATCTGGCTCTCAAACTCCTGCGGCTTCTCGACTGTCGCCAGCATGTCGTCGTAGGCGGGCCGGGCGGGCAGTGGAACCACGTTGCGGACACTGCCGCCGGCTTGAAGAACATAGTCCCAAGTGTCGGGCGGCGAATCAAGCTCGAACCCTTCGGGCGGGACCGAAGCGTCCAACGGGGCGTCCAATTCAAAACCTTCAGGCGGTTTCGTCATTTGACCGGTTGCCATGCGCTCCCATCCCATCGAATCTTCCGGCCGGTCTTCCTGTTCGTCATCGTCTGACCTACGACTATCGTGGTCGGGCTGGGGTTCACAGCGGGTTTCTGCTGTTCATCCTGCTTCTTCGGCCACGCCCAATAGGGCTTGAGCAGGTACGTTCTCAGGTTGCTCACCGTCCCCTTCGCCGCTTCATTCTTGGCCGGGGCCAGAATCGATTGCATTTCGTCGATCTTCTGTTTCTCCGTCCAGTCTGGATGGGCAGCAAATGAGTCCAGAACTTTCTTTTTGAGCCGCAGCAGATCAAGTTCGCCCTGGGCTGCCTTGCGTTCCTCTTCCGGTGTGTAATTCGCCGTATCCTTGCGAACGGATCGAATGGCATCGATGGTCTTATTGAGTCCGCCTACCAGTTCGGTGTCCTCGGCCTTGTTGATCCTATCGTACAGACTGCGCGAGACCGCATCACCCAGGATATGGGCGTTCCGCATCAGGGTGTCCATCTGCTTGTCCGGCTCGGCGGTGAGAACCTTGTCATAGGCTCGAAGTTGCTCCAAAGCACTGTAAGTCTTGCCTTTAGCCCTCTCCTCCGCGATATGGTCCCACTTCTCTACCAGTGTACTTTTCCTCGGTGGGGTTAGCGTGGTGTCGGCGAGCAGAATATCCCGATAGCTGATTTCCTTGCCGTTCTTGTCCAGTTTCATCAGGTGGCCGCTCAGGAGAGCTGTCGTTACTTCCTGGTCCAATGCGTCGGCTTGGGCTTGACGGGCCGCCTCGGCATCGCCCTTGGCTGCCGTAGTTGCCGCCTTGACTTGTTTCTTTAGCTTCCCCAATTCTTCCGGCCCGAACAGCGGCTGCCCCTGGCCCAGCACACCCGCGCCTATCTCGTTGCCCGCGTCGAGAATGGCCTCGTTCCCGGTGGCCAGGGCCTGCTGGGTCAGGTAGTCGCCGATCATCTTCTGGGCGAGGTTGCGTTTCAAAGCGTCGGCGGCGGCCGGGGTCGGAACCATGTCCACCGGCAATTTGCCGCCGTTGTACCCCTGGTCGATATGGCCGAAAGCGGACCCCAAGTGCTCCATCAGGTCCGTCTCGTCCGCAAATTGCACCGATTCGGTCAGGAACGATTTCACGCCCGTCTCGAAGTCGGCGTTGGTGTTGTGGGCCGTCTGCTTGGCGGCGCTCTCGTCGATCCAGCCCTCCCACTTCTGGAAGGACTCGTTCAGTTCCATCTCCACTTGCTGCTTGGCCTGGGGCTGGGTGATGCCGCCCATGATGCCCTTGCGGATCCGCGGGAGGTTTTCGGTCAGCTTCTTCCGCCAGGAGCCGGGGTCGTTCTGGTTCTCGCGCATGAGGACCTGAAGGCCCTGGCGTTCCCGCTCCATCGCAATGGAGGCGTTCGAGACCTGCCGCCGGTACTCCCCCTGGATCTGCTCATTGCTCCAGTCCTGGAGCTGGCCCATCATGGTACCGCCGAGGTCCAGCAGGGCGGCGCGCTCGGGCGCGCCGTAGATCATACTGCGGGATGGTGTGAAGGCTCTTGCCATTATGCCTGCCTCTTATCCTTGAAGAACGTCTCGCCCCAGGTCTTCCAGCCCATGTCTTCTTTTCGCTTCGCCAGGGTCAGACCCCCGGTCAGCAGACTGCCGAACGCCCCGATAGTTGCGGCCTTGCGCGCCGATTTGCCCGCCTGAAGGTACTGGCCGGCCGTGAAGGCGCTGCGCCGGGCCTCCTCGTTGAACTGGAATCCGATCAGGGCCTTGCGCCGTTCGACCTTGGCCGCAATCGCTTGGGTCAGGGTGACGACGGACCCGCCCACGCGCAGACCGGATTTGCCCGCCGCGGCTACGGCCCGGCTCTCGGCGCTGCGCCCCTCGCGATTGAGTTCCTTCTGCTCCTCCAGGGCCTTCCTCTGGCTGTAGGCCGTCTGCCGCCCCAACTCGGCGGCCTCCTGGCGGTAGGCGTCCTGCGCCTCCCGGCCCGCCTCGTACTTCTGGTAGGCGTTGAAGCCGCTGACGCCCAGCATTCCGAAGGATATAGGGTCCATTGCCATTTCGTTGCCTCTATCGAACGTAGATATTGTTCTGCTGGTGGAATCCCAGGTGCTTGAACCACGCGGGCTTGTCCACCGTGGCCTCGGCGTAGAGCCGGTACAACTTTTCCTGCCTCATGGACTCCTCGATGACGGCCCGCGCCGTTTTAATAATGGTCTTGGCCCGATGCTCCGCGCCCGGCGCGAGCATGGCCCACGCCTGCCCGATGCCCTGGACCCGGACCCCGCCGATAGCCAGAATCTGTCCACCGTCGCTCAGGGTGAACGCCGGGCCGCTGATCGCGTTCACGATGGCTGCCGACAGGTTCTCCTCGCCCGCGATGGCCCGGTAGTCGTCGATGATGAAAGGCTCGATATTCATGCCGCCCTTTCGAATGTTGAATCTTCGAAATTTGGTTGCTCGAGGATCATGGGCCCGGCGACCTTCGTTTTTGACCCAATAATGCAGTGCACGTACCCAAAAACCGCATTTTCGACCTCGATAACGCGGGCCTGATCATCTTCGAAGCCGAGTCGTCGACAGTCTGTGTACGGACCACTCATTCGAACGTCACCTCCATATTCGCCGTGATCGACCGGATCGTCATGGGGACCGGGTCCCAAATCCACAAGTACACGTCCGGTTGCCGATTGGTCCCGCGCAGGAAAGGCGCCGGTCCCTTGTAGCTGGAGAACAGCCCCGGCGGCGTATTCGAGATTACCCATTCCGTCCCGTCGAACGTCTCGGCCACGTAGGGGGCCGTCAGGCGCAGTTCCACGTTGTTCGTGTCCGCCGCCAGGGTGTGCAGTCCATCGTAGTTCGTCGTGCCGTAGAGGTAGATTTCCTCCCCGGCCGCGAACGGCTCGCCGGAGTAGGGCAGTCCGACCGTCCCATTGGCGTCGCGGGCCGACCCGCTTTTCATCAGGAAGTCTTTCTGATAGAACCGCCAGTCCGCCGAATAGGTCATATCCGCGCCGACGTGGGCGCCCATCGTCTCGTGGAAATTCGCCTGGACGCTCTGAATCGTGGCTTGGCGCCCCAGCCCGGGTCCCCGGTGTAGGGACTCGGTTTCGAGGATGCTGTAGTAGTTCAGGCCGGCAATGACGACGCTATAGTCGGCCTCGTTGAAATCGGCGATGTCGTTGCGGTCCATCGTGAACGTGCCGCGCGGCAGGCCATCGGCGTAGACGCAGACCTGATCGATGATCTCCTGGGACGCCGGGGTCGATGGCAGATACCAGATCGCGTCGAAGTTCCATCCAGCGGCCTCGAAGTTATCCTTGGTCTGCAACCAGTTGGTTGTCTTAGCCTCAGCGATCAAGGAAGTATCCAAACTGGACGTCTGTGTATCGTAGTAGGAGGCCGTCACTGTAAAGACCGCAGGCGGGAAGTAAAACAAAGCGCCAAATCCATGCGAATCGCTGCCCGGCGGAATCTGGCCTGTGTATCCGCTGCCGGTCACGATGTCCGTCTGGGCGCAATAACAGTTCACAAATGACTGATCCGCTTTGTTATCCCACGAACCCACGAAGCCCGCAAAGCGAGAGTTGGCTGGGTATGATCCGTTGGCGATAATCGAGCCCCAGGCGTAGCAGTTTAAGATGTCCGACGCGATTGACGCATAGGTATTCACCGACCCCAGAAATCCCGCAACATCAACGACTGACGTAGCGACGTTGCCCGTGATGAGAATATCGCCTTCCGACCACGATCTTTGGATTACGCTGGTTGTCCCGCTCGTATTGAGCTCGCCGACGAAACCGCCTACATCAATAGCGGTGTCTATGTTTCCCGCAATTTCAATGTCGCCCGTGGCGTAGCAGCGCAAGACCTGAAAATCATAGTCTCCGTAGCCCGCAAATCCGCCAATATCCTGTACGTCGGCCGCAGTCCCCGTATCGTCAAGCGTGATCTTTCCAGTGGCCCAGCAGTTCGTGTAGGTTTCATTGCATGAAGTGTTGCCGAGAAATCCTCCTATCCTGTAGTAACTCGCCGGAGTAACCCACACGCCACCCGCTGAAAAGGTCAAATCCCCAGTTGCTGCGCATGATGTCGCCGCCAGATTCGTTACGTATCCGCCAAAGCCACCAATCCCAGAGGACGCGAACCGAGAACCGCCACTCGTGCCAGTCTGGAGGATATCCATACTCGTAGACGAATCAAATATCTGATTCCAGCGGGATGCCCCCCCGGATGCCGTGATTGAGCCTATAAAACCACCGGAGTTCAATGTCACTGGGGTATTCAGAATCAGGTTGCCGCCTACAACATCGCAATCGATGATGTAGTTCGTAGTCAGCATTGCCTCTCTGTGAGCACCCATAAGGCCGCCGACAAGGCCGACCTGAGTTGTCCCCTCGCCCGTGACAGTGCAGTTCGTCGCCGTACAATTCGCAATGTACGTAGCCTCAACATTGGTCCTACCGAACAGAATGCCCAGGTATTGAGGATAGGTTCCGGTTCCTGTGACAGTGCAATTCTCCAGATGGATATCCCTGACAAGAAACGTACTCGAATCCGGCTGGAAATCACCGCAGAAAACGCCGACTTCCCTGTAGGCGCTTACGGAGCAGTTATTGAAGTTCAGATTCCGGATCTGCCCGCCACCCGCCCCATCGATCAGACTGATGAAACCTGCATGCGTTGCGCCGGCCGAGGTCAACGTTAGACCGGAAATCGTGTGATTGTTGCCCTCGATGACGATCGCGCTGGCACTGTTGAAGACAAGTGGGGTCCAGACCACGCCGATCAGGTCAATATCCGCGTCGATGCTATAGTGGTGTCCGGGGTGCATCGCCTGTAAACCGGCCGCATCGGTCACGCTGACGGGCGTGACGAGTTCGGTGTCCGCAGGGAGCGCTGGCGCGTCCGGTATCTCTGCGTCCGTCAACTCCTGTAGAGTTGGGTACTGGCCACGCCCACTGCAAGTATATCTTCGTCCGCAGTCTACGAACCAGCAGTAATTGGGATCATCGCCCCAATCGAGGGATTGGAACTGCTCGATGTACCGGACATCGTTCCCATCCACCGTCCGCTTGGCTACTACCCAGACCTCATCATCGTGCCGGGCATCGCCGTTGGCCCGGTTACTCGATCCGGGAATGACCGCCACCGACTCGAACTTATCGAAACTCGTTAGGTCGTTGGGGTCCTGGCCGGTGATGTGCCGCGCCCAGGCAAGGATACTGCCCTCATCAATCGACTGGAGCATATCCCGCTGCTGCCCCGTCGGCCCGCTGATCATTCCCAGCGTTGCCACCGGAAGGAGCAGCCACAGAAGATAGTAGGGCCGCCGCTTCATTCGACTGTGACCTCCAAATCGGCCACGATATTGCGGATGGTGAGCGGCACCGGGCTGGCTTCCTGGAGATACAGCGAAGGCGCCCGCGCTGTCCCCCGTGGGTACGGGATGGCCTTCACGCCGGACCAGACCGGAATCGTCGTCGCGAAGCTGTCGGACGAGAACTTCAGGTCGGCCAGGTAGGTCGCGTCCGCGCCCGCATGGCAGCCTAAGGTCTTATAGAAGTTGATGGTCAGGGCGTTGACCCGCGTCGGCCTACCCAGGCTGTCGGACTCGTTCAAGGACACCACAATGGGCATCGTCTGCAGAATGGACGTGTAGGGCAGGCCGATAGTCGTATTCGTGTAGCCGGAGGCGGCCGGACTCAAGGCGCCGCTCGCTACCGTGTAGCCGTTGGCTTCCACCGGCCGGGCGTCGGCGAAGAGAGAGACCGTGGCCCCCTCAAGTTGCGCCAGGCTCGCCTGATTCGTGCCCCCGCAGTCCACGAACCAGCAATCGTTTTGGTCCGTGCCCCAGTTGAGGGGCTGGAACTGCTCTACGTAGCGGACGGAATTGGAGTCAATCGTCCGCTGCACCACGGCCCAAATCTCATCCTCGTTCGTTCCGGGGATCCGGGCCACGGACTCAAAGTTGTCCGCCCCGTTGGGTCCGGTCGTCTGCCGGGACCAGGCCTCGACCGCGTGCTGGCGGTGGTAGGTGAAGGACAGTAGTACGCCATCCTCTCGCACGCACCACAGGATGGGGTCCGGGCGCTCCTGGAAGTCGATCTGGGTGATCCCATCGCCGGTGATGTGCTCGGCTAAGATCGTCATATCCGGGGCGATGTAGCGGTCGGAGGAGTAGGTATAGGTCAGTTCCCGGACCTTCTGCGCCCCCCGCTCAACGTAGAGAACGGCGTCCACGGCCGCCACCGCCTGGATGTACGCACTCCCGTTCTTGGCCTGGAGCCGGTAGACAGGCGGCCACGTCGGGTCGATGGGCTTGTCGGGACTGCCCAGCCGCCCCACGCCCGCCGAGGTGCCGACCATCAGGTACTCCCGGCTCTTCATCCACTGGATCGGGTTCATGCCCGGTAGTACGTAGGTCCAGGCGTCCGCCGCATCGCCGAGTCCGGTATCGAAATCGTCGTAGTCGTCGTCCTGGCTGCTGGTGATACTGGCCCAGATCGTCTGGGGCCACGCGGCATTGCCCCCGTAGAGGCACCGCTGCTCATGGTGCTCCACGGTGCGCGGCCAGCCGCGGTAGGTGCTCCACGCTCCTTCCGCCCAGCGCCAGGTCGGCTCCGTCGAGGCCAGGCTGACCTCCACCGTGCCGATGACCTCGTTGGCGTCGGTATAGGCAGTAATTTTCACGACCCCATGGCGCAGGAAGGCGTCGGTGGAAAGAGTGAACTCGCACTTGCGCTCCCCGTGATCGTGCATATTGCCCGTGATGTACTGGTCCTCGATCCGCACGCGGTAGAGGGCGTCGTCCTCCGGCTCCATCCCGGAATACAGCACGTTGCCGTTACCCTCGTAGGCACAGGCTTTGATGGTGTTCCACGTTACCCCATCATCGTAAGACCGTTGAATCTTGAAAGTGCCGTACCAGTCGCCGGCCGTCGTGACCGTGTACGCCTGATGGCGATAGACGGTCAGCGACTCGCTATTGCCGTCGTAGTACGGCACCCCAGCCTCTTCCACGCCGTAAGCGTTCACGTCCCAGGCGTACCACGGACCCCAGAAGCGCCCGCGCACGGTTTCGCTGTCCAGCAGATGGGTGATCTGCCAGAGTGCTCCGACGTGGTTGGCGTCGAAGATATTGGCGTCGGCGACGAGGTTCACGTCCCCGGTCGTCGCGTCGGCGTAGATGGTATAGTTATGGTTCGTGTTCTCGTCGATGAACGGGCCGTTGTTGAAGTCCACGGCGGCAAGCGTCCAGTCGGTGTGACTGGCGGTATTGCGGGTCAGTTTGTACGGGGGATAGTCAGGGTGCACCAGCCGCATCGTCTCGGCGTCCTGCACGAACTGGATCTCGAACAGGTCGTTGGCGTCCCAGGGGGCATTGACCTCGTAGGCGTTGGGACCGCTCGTTACCTGCGCCCCGTTGCGGTAGAACCGAACGTACTCGTCGCCCAACTCCAGGATATAGGCGTCCGAGGTACTGTACTCGAACGGAATGATCCGCACGGCGTCGTGACTGTCCTTGACGGTCGCGATGTACTTGGTGCCCGGCCGGCGGGTCACCGGACCCTGCGCCCGGACGATCATATTTTGTAAGGTCTGCGCCCCGCTCTTGTACTTGGCGAAGTCGATGCGGCTCTGCATCAGGGGCGACATCTCGCCGGCGTTGAAGCTGGTCAGCGAGATACTCTGCTTGAAGGTGGCCCCCAGCGCGATGGCGCTGAGGATGGATAAGACCGGGACGATGATATTCCATTTGATTTTCATTATCCTTGCGTCCTTCGTTCAAAGACCGTCAGCGGCCGGGTCCGGTCCTTATGGGTGTTCTGCGCGGCCCAGGCGCCGGGCTTGGCCAGTGCTTCGTACTCCTTCAAGAGCCACGTCCGCCGCTCGTAGTCCTTGGCGTCCAGGCACATTTCCGCCGCGAGTCGGGTGGCCAGGGCCGCCTTGAAGGACTCCGGGTAGTATTGCGGCTGGTCGCTGCGGCCGGCCGTGCCCCCGGAAGTCGTCTGGACGTAGGCTAAATACTTGATGTAGGCGCTGTCGCCGTCCTCGTTCGTCAGGTCGTTCGAGGCCAGCAGGAAGCCCGTTGAATCGTTCTCGTAGGCCACGGCTTCGGCCCAGGCCGCCCCGAGACTGCCGTCCTCGTCGTAGAGCGTCCAGTTGCCGTCCCCATCGTTGTCCGGCGGTTGGCCGTCGCTGGCATTGTCAACGCTCGTATGGTCGGTATCGCAGTAGTAGGCTTGGTCGTCCGTGCCCACCACGACATGGGAGTAGCCCTTGAAGAACATCAGGTCGCAGTCGTAGAAGGTGCTGGGCTTGCCCTCGGCCACTTGCCCCACTAAGGCCAGAAAGTCGGCCGGTAGCTCGAACAGGTAACTCCATCCTCCGCAAGCGTGATTGACCTTGCGCGGTTGGCCCTGATCGGCGAAGTCGCCGGCGAAGTCCGGCTGGATGTCCTCCAGGACCTGCTTGAGGATGGGTTCGTAGAGCATGACGGCCAGCCGCTTGTCGGCCTCACTGCCCACATCGATGGTCGTCCAGTCGGCGAACTCCGCGTCTGTGATACTGGTGAACAGCAGGGAAGCGTCCGCCGTGCGTCCGCCGACGAGAATGGCCAGGGCACGGTTGACGATGGCTCTTTTTGAAGCGTTGTCCGCCATAATGGCTCCTTGCTACGGGTCCGTCCCATCCTGTTGATAGTGCGTGACATCTCCCGCCCCCTGTCCGGTCGTGCCGGTCCTGTCGAAATAGTAGACTGGGCTCTTGGAGGCCGCGAGACTGCTGCGCAGCTCGTACAAAAAGCCGCCATAGACCGGCCCAAGGATCCAGACTTTACCCCGGCCTCCGGCGTGAAGCTCAGCGGCTCATCGACCGTGACATCCCGGCTGGTGACGTACTGCTCGATCCACCGGACCTCACTATGGCTGTCCGTCGCGTCCTGGACCATGATGGCGTGCACCCAGTAGGCGTCGTTGACATCCTGCCCCGCTGTGATCGTGAAGTTGTTGGCGTCGTTCGGCACGGCCACGGTCGTCGTGACCACGGCCAGCAGGTCCGTCATCAACTTGATGGCGGCCAGCACGACGCTGTTGGCGTCCATGCCGGCGACGACCTTATCCCCGATCTCGGATAGTCCCAGCTCCAGGAGCAGCGGATTGTTCACGTTGTCGAGGTATACCGCCCGCGTCGAGGTATACCCCTGGCCGGTCATGGCCGCTTGGATGTCCGCCAGGGTCAAACCGCCGCCGGGCGTGCTCGTATCGGCCACCAGGCTGCCGGTCGGCGTGAAGGCATAGTAAGTGGTCGTATCAGGCGATGCCCCCGACCAGTTGCCCGTAATGGCCAGTGTGTCGTTGGCGTCCCAACTGTCGCGCACGCCGTATACGTCTCCGCTGGAACCTGTCCCGCTGCGCAGGACCACGAAGCCCGTGAGATTGTCCGCCGTCACATCCCCACTGGCCAGTTGAATGGTATTCGACGTGCCGCCCTGGCCGACTCCTTCCGCCGAGAAATAGGAGGTCGGCGCAATCTCCAGCGCATAGGTCGTCGTGGCGTTCGGGATGCCCAGCGGCCAGGTGCCCGCGATAGTCATGGTCCTCGTACCGCCGATGTAGGCCAATCCGATCTGGTTCGTCGGCGCGCCCGTGCCAGTCAGGAGCCGGATCGTGCAGGGGATGTAGGCGTTGTTATCGGTCGAGGAATCGGCCTGCAGGACGATGGTATTCGACGTTCCGCCCGCCTGCGCGGTCCCGGAAATCGTCAGCGGGTCCCCGCCGCCCGAACGCTGCGCCCACCATCCCCAACTGTTCTTCTTCTTGTTGTTGGAGAGAAGATCGTCCTCGATCTCGTCGATGAAGGAGGCGGCTAACTCGTCGCTGGTGAAGGCGTTCGTGGCAATGGCCGCCGCCGTCAGGGCGTTATTGGAGAACGAACCGACCTTGACGGCCGTGGCGTCGAGGTCCATCACCGTCGTGTCCTCATCGAGGGCCGTCAGGATCCGCGTCGCGTAGCCCCAGATATCGGCCGGCGTCACGGCTACGGCGCCGATTTCCGTGAGGATGTCGGTCAGGTTGGGATCGCTCGCATTGTACCGGGCGTTCCAGGCGCTGCCGGTCAGCACGTAAATATAGGGCGGCGTGAAGAAGTAGTTCGGGTCCGTGCCGGTCAGATTGGGGTCGTTCACGTCCAGAACAAGGATTCCCGGCGTGCTCGTATCGGTCGCGTCGAGGTTACAGGAGAACATTCCGCGCGCCAGATGGGCGGGCGCGGTCCCTTCATGTTTATTGGCGAAGGCTGCGCCATTCTTCGACAGTTGGATGTCCGTCGCCCCCAGGGTCAGGGCGGTGGCCCGCGCCCCGTTCGGGTCCCAGAAGGGTCCGATGGTCAAGGTGACCGCCGTGGATTGCTTGACCTCGATCCCGCTCGCGACGGACAGGAAGAAGAATCCGAGCAGCAGAGTCAGGAACAGGACGATGCCGATTTTGAGGGTATTCTTCATGGTCTGCGCCTCCGTTCCTCCTGGTAAAGGCGGTGGATGATGCGCCGGTCGGCGGCGGGCGGCGGGGCTCCGCCTTCCCCAGCCCCGAGCACTTGGACGCCCGCCAATTCCACGCGGGGCATAGGCTGGGAGCCGATGATCTGGACGCCCGCCAATTCCACGCGGGGCATAGGCTGGGAGCCGATGATCTGGACGCCCGCCAATTCCACGCGGGCCAGGGGAGCGCCGAGGATCAACTCGAATTCGGCGACCTCCGTGTATGTGCCGCCGTTGTCGGCCGTGATATTCAGCCGGTAGCCGCGATAGGCGGTCGTGTTGGCGAAGCTGAACGTCCGCTGCTCGCCGTCGCCCCAGGCCGTCTGGTCGGCGGGCGCGCTCAGATCGGTATAGGTCGAGCCGTTGTAGCCCTGGAGCTTGAAGGTCTTCGGGGCGCCCGCTTGGTTGCCCGCCCCGCTGCGGGCGGTGATCGTGCAGCTCGTGACGATCTTGGTATTGTAGCCGCCCCAATCGTACATGAGCCAGCACGTGCCCGAACCGGCGTCGGTCGTGCTCCACCACGTCGCGGCGGCGTCGTCCAGCGACTTCCAGGCGTAGTAGGTGCTGGAGAGTTGGGTACTGGCCGAAGCAGTCCCGGAAGGCGCGGTGTTGCTCGTCATGTCGGGTATCGCGTCCGCCCCCAGGGCGGCCGAGACCGAAACGAGCAGGAGGCCTATTGCAGACAGCAGCCGATCTTTCATTTTCTCTCCGTCAAGGGGCCGTCAATTCCGTGGTTTCCCAGCCGAGTTCCGCACTGCCCAGCGCCGCCGTCGTCCAGGCATCGTTCGGCGGCGAGAGGGCGGGGTTCTTGTACCAGACGTATTCCCGCAGATCGCACGTGTCGGCGGGCAACGTCACCTCATCCCCGTAGTACCGCGTCCCGCCGATCTTCACGTAGGGCCTGAACTTGGCGGTGCCGCCGCCGGGATTGCGGCAGTAGGCCCGGATAGTCACGGCATGAATCGTCGTGAAGGAATTCGGCGTGATCGCGACCCCCGCCCGCTGGCCGACGGTGTCGCTCTGCGTGTAATTGGTCGCGTAAGCGGACCCCACGACGTTGATCGACTGATAAACCGAGGCCGCCGTGTGCGTCCAATCGTGGCCGGTGCCGTCAGCGGTGGGCAGGTGACCGTCGAGTTTTTGGTCGCCGAGCCGGTCGTTGAAGGGGGCGTCCCCGGATGAATCGAGAATGTAAAGATCATCGTAGTAGGTGTTGAAGGAAGTAGTACTCGCCTGTCCTCCGAGCATCAACTGACCGAACCCGCCCGCCCCGGATTGGCGTAGATTCAGACTGGAAGTCAAAGCGATTTTCTCCACCCCATCAACCCAGACCTGCACCGTATCCGTCCCATCGCAGGTGAACTGAACCTCCAAAAACTGAAATACGTCAAACGTAATCGCTCCGTCCGCACTCTCGGCCAGCACCGCTCCGCCGTAAGCGGCCTTCACGCGAATCCGACCGACGTTCGTTACGTCGAGACAAAATTGCGTCGCGGCCGCGGCGGAGCGCACCCGAATCATCTCCGTGCTCGCCGCGGCACAATATTGCGGCTTCACCCGCACGCCGAACACGCCGTCCACCTTATCCGCCGGTAGGCGCACGCCCCAATAGTAACCACTCTGGACACCGTTCGCGTTTCCGGATATATAGAGACATGGCCCGCCTCTGGCGCCGAACGAGGTAGCTAAATAGGCAGCGCCGGCAGCGAACATGCGTGAATCCAAAACACAGTTGGTGGTGGCCCACGGTCCGTTATAGCCGTAAAGATCGAATCCTTCTTGAATCAGCAGAGCCGCGGGAGCGGGACGGAGAATCCAGGAAACGAGGAAAAGCGCCGACAGGATTAGGCGTCGCATCATGGCGAAACTCCTTTTACTTCACCAGATAGAGCATCACGTCCACCGTCATGCCGGACGCCCCGGGATCGTCGGAAGGCGTGATCGTCGCCGTCAGTACGCCGGTCGCCAGGAAGGGATTGAAGCTGGCGTCCTGGACGGCCTTATAGCTGCGGGCAAAGTAGGTGGTCGTCGCGGCCTCGGCGATCCCGGCCTGCGTGAACAGCGTCACCCCGTTCTCGTCCGTAATCGTTACCGTGGCCGTGCGGTTGCCCGTGTTGTCGTTGACGGCGACGGCGATCTGCTCGCACACGCCGTTGACCTTCATGGTCTTGGCCACGGCGGCCGTCACGCCATCGGCCCAGGTCGCCTGCGCGAAGTCCAGCCGGGCGACGGGTTGTTTGTCGGCGCGATAATCGTTACTTGCCATGCGTTATCCTTTCCGGTTCCAAATCAGGGGTCCTGAGAATCGTCCCGCGCCGGGTACACGTACAGGTGCCCCGTCGCCTGGTAGACGCGTATCACCTGCCGCTGCTGCCAGCGGGGCCAGCGATACAGTTCTACCACAGGAAAGGGAGATATTCGTCCGGGACATAACCCGCTCCCACAATGGTGTAGCGATTCACTTTCGGCTGTCCGTTCTTGCCCGGCTGCGAGACGGCATCGACCACGATGTACCAGGGGCCGGGCACCGAGGCCGCTTCCAACCGCCAGGTCTTCGATTTCTTCGTATTGGCGTCCTGGTCCACGAACGCCGCCAGGCCCACCGTCGTCGTCCCCTCCACGGAGACGATCCGGACCTCCTTGACCCAATCGTTCGTGGGACCCCAGCGGGTCAATAAGCCGCAGGGCACCAGCCACAGGTCCGGGTCGTTGGCCGCTTTGAGCGGATCATGGAGGGCCGGCAGCAACGTGCCCTTGATCTTCGTGCTGTCCCACGGCCAGCCGGCCGGCAGGTCGTTCACCGAGTAGGTTCGATCCGTTTGGCCCAGCAGGTACGACGCCAAGCCCGGCGCGACGTGCGTTAGTTTCTCTCCGCCCCAGGTTAGCGCCGCCGGCAGCAGGAGCGCCAAAAGCCAAAGTGTTTGTCGCCGCATCGAATTACCCTTTCAGATAGGCGGCCCGGCCGGATGGCCTGTGGAGGAGCGAATCCGGCCGGTGTCCGCAACAAAGCCCCTTAAATCTCGCTGACCGTCACCCAAACACTGGCAATCTCAATGTCCGTCGTCGCGGCCGTTGTGCCTGTCACCAAAATATAGAAGGACTCATCCAGGGCCACGACCTCGGCCAACGAACTCTTGCCATCGGTGGAAATGATCTTGTAATCGGCCGTTTTGGAAATCTGGGTGATCGCGCCAATACTCGCATCCGCGTACCCGGCGGTAGCTTCCGTATGCTTGCGCAGATCGGCATCCAAGGTCGCCGTATTGCCTGCCGAGTCGATTTGACCGTTGAGGCCAAACGCCGTGATGGTCCAACCGACTTTTAGAGGTATCGTGATCGGGATGACGATATTCTCGGCGGTCTGAGTCGCCGGCAGGGTAGCCAGACAAACACTGTCCGCCGCTCCCAGGACCCAGCCGGCACCGGAAGCACCCAGCTTGGCGTAGGCAATCGTTTGGACATAGGTTTGCGACGCGCGGGACACATTGCCCGTAAGAACGATCCCGCCGGACCCCGCCTGGATCGTCGTTGTGGACGTTCCATCGGTACTGCCCACCGTCACTGTCTTCGCGGCCGCGCCCGTGCCAATATCAATAGCTTGGATACTGGCCCCGGTCCCCACGGAAACCGTCCCCGTAGAGCTTCCGGTGGCAATATTGACCGCGAAGTTGGAGCTCGGATTGAGGCTGATTGCCGCGCCATTGATCGTGGCGCCCCCCTGGCCCGTAAGCAAACCGCTCATTCCCAAGGTAGTTACGCCGCTCACGACCCCGGCGGTTGTCACATTCAGGCCCGTGGAGGTGACGGCAAAACTGGCGGTAGCGGCCCCGATGGCAATGGCCGGCGTGTCGCCGTTGGTGCCCATGATGAGGTTGCGCCACGCGGTGCCGTCCACGTCGTACACCTGGAGTCCCAGCACTTCCGCCGTCGTGGTGCTCGGCCGGATGTACTCGCCGTTGGTCATGGCAATGTCGCTGGTGATGGTGCCGCCGGCGAAACTTCCGGCGTTCGCCACCCAGGACAGCACCCCGGCGTCCGTGGAGCTCAGGACGTAGCCGGTGGTAGCCGCGTAGGCCGTGGGCAGGGTCAAGGTCAGATTGGCCGACTGGTTGCCGCCCTGAACCTTCGTGTAGTAGGTAGCCCCGGTACTCTCAAGGATCCGAATGGCGTCAAACGCCGTGATTCCCTCGTAGAGTCCCTCGACGGTGCCCCAGAGGTTGTAGAGCGCGTCGTTGGTGCCGCCCGAGCCGAGATAGCCCCGGTTGTTGACATAGTACGCTTGATCGTAGGTCATGGCCCCGTACAGCGTCCCGCACAGGGCCGCGAGCAGCAGGGCAACGAGAATGGTGCGTTTCATGTGTGAATCTCCAAAACGAAATTTCGTTCTTGTGGAAGAAGCCCCGGACGGCCCGCCTTGACAGGCCGCCCGGGATCAGGGTTGCTATTCGATTAGGCGTAGCCGGACGGGAGCTTCTGGACCCGCAAGGGCGCCAGGGGCTCCAGCCCGAACCAGACATCGACGGTCAGCCCGGTGGCAGCCTCGCTGAGGGCGTCCCAATGGACGGCGAGGTACTTGTGCAGGTTCCACTTGGGGAAGGCGAGGCTGAAGCGGGCCTTGGCCGTCAGCATGGCCGCCGTAAGGGGCGCAATCACCGAGCCCAACGCGGCCAGCGGGATCAGGCCCGTACTGAAGTTGGCGGTGTCGGTGGTGGCAATGGTGATAATCGCGCCGGAGTCCATCCCCCCGGCGGCCGTGCCCACCTGGAGGTTGAACCACAGGTTGTCCGGCAGGCTCTCGTCGGTGGTGCCGTTCTCTTCGAGGTCGAAGAAGTTTTCGGCGGTGATGCTCCAGACATCGGTGGTCAGGGCCTTGTTGTCCCAGATTTCCCATCTTGAATCGATGAAACTCATTTTCAAATCCTCTCAATCGAAAGGGATTGTTGTTGGTTGGTTCGCGGCGGTAGACCGCTATCACGTCACGGTGCTCTCCGAAGTGCTGATGGCATCGCAGCGGAAGATCGGGGCGTTGCCGAACATCAGGACCTCCTGGCCGGACAGACCTCTCTCCACGGCGAAGTTCACGTTGTTCTTGTCCTTGAGCCGGATCTGCATCTGCGCCCTGATCTCTTTGGTGCAGAGGATCGTGGTGCCTTCGCGGAAACGCCCGTAGTTGAGCAGTTCGATCAGGTCGTTCTCATCGAAGGTGTTGGCGCCGCCGACGGTCGGGTTGATATTGGCGACGCGGCCCGCGGCCAATTCATCCCGGCCCACGAGTCCCAACCACCACTGAAATTGCGTGCGGTAGACGAGGTAGGGGTTGCTGTTGCTGTCCAGCGTCCAGACCGTGCCGTTGCCGCCGTCCGGGTTGCTGTTGATCTTGAGGCCGAGCGTGCCGCGGTCCGTCACGCCGCTGGGGTAGATCAAGTACCAGGCGTTGGGGTTGAAATCGACCACGTAGATCGACGTGCCGCCGGCGTTGCCGCCGTCGAAGACCATCGTTTGCGAGAGACTGTTGTAGTACTGCTGGAGCCCGTCGAACTGTTCCGGGGCACTGGTGGAAGTCCCGGTGATGATGGAGTCCCAGATCTGCTGGCTCATGCCCTCGACGAACGCCATGTCCTCCTGCCGGCGGGTGCCCTTGGGGTCCTCGCTGGTGTCGATGAGCGTGGCGTCCACTTCCGACAGGGCCTCCAGGAGGGCCGTGTTGAAGGTCTGGGCCTGCGTGGTCGAAGCCTTCGCGGCGACGCCCTGGTAGGCCTTGCGCCAAGTTCCGCTGGGCAGACTGGTTCTGCGGTTGATCTTGTGGGAATAGCGCTGATTGCACTGGACGGCGGGGATGCGTGAGAGTTCGGGATTGACCTCGTTCATCGCCTCGAAGATTTCCACGAGGCCGCCGCCGGGCGCGGTGCGCTTGGCGAGTTCGCCGAAGCTGAGTTTGGATGCGATGTTTACTTCCGACATGTGCGGATCTCCTTACTACGCGACTTTGGTTTGTCTCAGTCGGAGTAAGGAATCCGCACGCGCGGGCTTGACTCCTGGCACTTCAGGGCGGCTTAGCCCACCCGTTCTCTTGACGGGCCGAAGCATCAGGCTCTCAGACAGGCGAGAGGAATCTGAATTGGGGTACTACTTATCTCGGAGGAAGTACAAGCCTCCTGGGACCAATCACTTGTTTCTCTGTCTGCGGCGGTTCCACCCAGAAGCGGAACGCCTCCCGGGCCGCCGAATACTCGACGTTGAATTTCACGTCTTTGGGGTACTCTTCCAACATCTGGGCCGAGATCATCACCCCTTGGGTCTTCGTCACCTGCTGGAACTTCGTCAGCAGGACGTGTACCAGGGTCCGCATGTCGCCCGGCTCCAGGCGGGGAGGGTGCTCCGCGTCCTTTCCCAGGCAGCAGCGCTTGTACTTCTTTCTGCGTTCTCGTAAAAGGGCCATCTGGCTCAGACGCTCACGGTGTTCGTGTGAGAAAATTCGCTTCCCGTTATCGTCATAGGTTGACTCATAGCCACGCTTCTGCACGTCCCTGGCGTGCTGGTGGCATCTTGTGCAAAGCCCGTTGCCAGCGTGTTTTCTATCGGTGGTTCCGCATTCCGTACAATGTTCGTAATCCCGCGACCACTGAGCAAGGACATGCTCTTGTCGATGCTCGGAGTTCGTGACTACCTTCAGATTTTCAAGTCGATTGTCGTCTTTAATGCCGTTGATGTGATGGATGAATTCTGTGGCAGTCAGAGGGCATCCCAAGTATCGCTCCATGACGGCTCGATGTTCAAGCACGCGGCGCGTTCCATCCCAAATCTCGACATACCCATCCTCATTGTAGACCGGGCCATCGAGAAAACTACCGTTGAGTTCGCCCGTTGCGGCTTGCGACTTCGATCTCACATGCAGACCGTGTTTGGCAAACCACCTGCCGACAGTGCGAGCATGGACGCCCACCAGAGCGCCAAGTTCTTCCAGCGTCTTTCCAGACTCGTACAAACCGTGCAGGACGAAGATGTCCAGAACCTCTTCAGTAGACCCGCAGGGGCAAGGCTCGTTGCGGCCGACCGGTTTGTCGTTCGGGGCGATCATTTCGGGTCCATCTCCTTGTAGGCGAACGCCGGAGTCTTCGGCACGACCTGTCCGAAGCCGCCGGGCGCCCCGCCGGTGCCCATCTTGCTCTGGGCGGCCTCGTGCAAGGCCCGCAACAGCGGCAACTCGATGATGCGGTCGCCGTGCATGATCCGCGCTGCAAAGGCTTCCCAGCCCTTGGTATCGGATGTTCCGTCCTCGTTGACGAACTGGGATTGCAGGAGCTTCTTGACGTTCTCCAGCCGGACCGCCGCCACCTCCTTGTCGCCCCCGCAGTCCTTGTTGAGGAACGTCTTGTAGTTGTTGTTGGTCATACCCTCGATGACCTTGCCCCGCGCCTTGTTCAGCCGGTCCACGAACGACAACTGGAAGTCTACCAGTCCCTGCGCGGTCTTGGGGTCGATGCCGTGCTCGTGGGCGAACGCCTTGAAATCGGTGACGCCCTGGTCGTCGATGGCCGCGCCGTCAGGTATGTTGAACTGGTAGCCCTCGGGCGCTTCCGGGACACCGTGCAACTTTCCCAGGGCGGCCCGGAACTCGGTCTGCTGGTCCGCCGTCAGTTTGTCGGCGCTCTCGGGCAGGTAAAAAGGCTTGCCGAGCTTCTTCATCAAGTCGTGGCCGGCTTTGAAGGCTGCATTCTCGTCCTTGCACTTGGCGAACGCCTTCTTCGCGTCGGGATTGTCCTTGAAATAGGCGTGATTGTCGTGCCATGTGGCCTTGGCGCCGGCTTCGCCGCCAGCGTCCCCCGTTCCACCGTCACCGCCGGCCCCTTCGCCGGGCGCGAAATACCTTGTCATTCCTGGAATCATGCCTTGTCTCCGTACTTCTGCAGAATCTGCTCAGCCGCCGCCCGCTGGCCGGGTGTCAGTCCGCTGCGGATCTGACCCTTCCTGGTTATGAACGCCCGGACCTCGGGCCGCTCGAAGAACAGTTGCTCCAAAGGCACATCGGGGTCGAGGTCCTTGCGCTCGGGCAGGCCCGGCACGTCCACGGCCGGCGCCGGCGCCGAGATGCGTTCCGCCTCGCGCAGGGCCGCCACTTCCTCGGGGTCCACCCATTTGCCCTTGCGTTTGATCCTGATCCTCCCCATGCTCAGAACCCGTAAGACTGAAGGATTTCCTTGGCCTTGGCCTGGTCGGACGGCTTCAAGCCGCTGCGCATCGCGCCCTTGACCGTGACGTAGGGGGCCAGTTGGTTGTGCTTGGTCTTCCAGTCGTCCCTCAGGGCCTGCTGGGGCGTCTTGTCGATCTTCTCGGTCCCGGCCTGCGGTTCCTGCTCGTTCTCAGACTTCTTTGCCATTTCGCGTTACTCCTGTCCGTTCGTCCATTGCCGTATCTATGATGGCTCGCGCCACGTTATGCCACATCAGCCGCTGCCCCTCCCCCGTCGCGATCAGCCGGACGATCCGCCGCAGGGCCTCGTTGTGCCCGATCCGCTGCTCCTCCGTCCCCAACTCGGCCAGGGCCTGCGCCACTTCGGACTCCAACGCCCCCGGGTAGGCGGCGTACATCGCGACCAGCTTTTCACGGGCAATCAGGCCGCTCATTTGCCGCCCATCGCCCGGTGTGCCCGCTTGGCCTTGGCGACACTGGAATAGGTCCGAATCTTCTTGCCCTTTTTTGCCCCGTGGCAGTGAAACAAAGTTCTTCCTCTACGCATTTTTGACTCCTCGGACGTTCATCGTCCTCATTGCTACCAGAGTTATGGCAGCCAGCACTGACTGAGAAACTCACGTCGTTTCATTGTCTGCCTCCTGTCATCACCGCCATCGGACTGCCCTTCTCGGTCTTGCCCTGGAGATTCTTGGCCGCCTGCGTCATCTTGGGCGCGGCCTCGGCCAACTCCTGCTGCAAAGCCCGCTGCCGCATCGCCTCGATCATGGCCTGGTACTCATCCTCGGGCACCAGATCGGCCTGGGCGAAGTCCTCGGATTCCAGGAAGCGCTCCAGGGCCTGCGACCAGCGAACCTTGTTCACCGCCTCGGGACTGGCGGTGAAGAACATCTCAGCGCCGCCCAAAGCCCGCAGCGTCTTCATCGTGTGGCGGTCCCGCTGCATCGCCATGGACAATAGGCCGATGAACTCCACGTCCACGTTGCCGTCGGAGTATTCCTGCACGATCAACGGCGGCTCCGGCAATCGCCCCCACGGGTACGCCGGCTCAGCCAGCCGCTCGAAGTCCATGAACACCTCGTGCGTGTGGGCCAGCACCTGGTTCTCGTAGGTCTCGACCTGCGGGGCAAGCTGAGCGGTCTTCTCGGCCTCGGCCCTCATCAGACCGTAGGCGGTTTCGGGCTGGGTCTTGCTCGCCATGATCTGGTTGACGAGCATGAACAGATCGTAATGGAAGTGCCGCCGGACGCTGGCCGCGAGCCGGTCGGCGAAGTCCACTGCGGCATCGTAGTGCGTCTTGCGCTCCAGGTGCACGGGGGGCTGCCCGTACTCCGTGTCGCTCCGCGCCCAGTTGGCCCCACCCGGCCCCATGTCCAGCATCCCCTGGAGGCTCTTGAGCGCCCAGGTCGGCGGCCGGATGGAAAGCTCAGCCTCACCGAATAGGGCCTCCCACATACCCATACTGCCCTTGATGTCGTGGATCGCCCACCAGGCCATCGTCCGCCCGTAGACCTCGTGCCCGTTGCGGTGGTAGTGCCACGTACTGAACGGCCGCGCGAAGTAGCCCGGCCCCTTGTGCTTCGGCTTGAGAACGTGCTGCTCAGGGTCACCCGCCGCCGCCAGGCAGAGGAAGTGCTCCAGCCAGGGGTGCGTCTGCCGGACAGGCTGCTCGAGTCCCTCGTAGATGCGGTCCCCGGCCCCGTAGACCACCTGCAAATACTGCGTCTTCTGGTAGTGGTTGCCGTTGTCGAGTTGATTGCGGACGGATAGGGGCAACTCCTTCTCGTCGAAGAACTGGGACGCATCGAGCGCATTCCATTCGTGCAGAACGTGGAGAGCGTTGTCGTACCCGAACACGTCCCGGTCGATCCACGCCGCCGCGTAGTCGGGCACCCGGCAGACCATTCGATCGTTGGCCAGATCGTGCTCGTACAGCATCACCGGCGAGCCCACCGTCCCACCGTTGAGCGTGAACTCCGGGATGACATCGTAGTAGTTGGACCGCCGGTACACGTCGACCATGTGGTCCGCGAGGTCCTGGCAATACCTGTTGACCTCATCGTTGCCCTTGAACACGATGCCACTGGCCCGCGGCGGCTCTTTCAACCGCTCGCGGAACCACTCCGACTTGCGGCTGATCATGTTGGACATGAAGCCGCGCTGCCACACCTGGGCGGCGTGCGGGCCAGTGCCCTCCACGATCTTGCTGCCCTCGAAAGAACCCTCGCTCTTGGAGCCCACCTGACCTTTGACCAGATCGGGACGCAGCAGCTCGCAGATCACGTCCCGCTGGGCGTCGTAAAGCTGCCGCCGGGTCACGAAATCGCCGTGGCGGCCCCGGATCCGCTGGTAAAGGTTCTGCTGGTTGTAGGCGGTACTCATCGTTTATTCCCAGGCCAACGAAAAAGGGGGCCTGAATCGGTTCTTACCCGACTCAGACCCCCGTAACGGGCCTTTCGTGGTTACGGCACTACCGGGTAGCTATTCCCGGTGTTGCCCTGATTCGTTGGCGTTCTTGGTTAGGTCATGTCCCGTCCCAAACTTCAATTTCAAGTGCTCGAAGGATCAACCATAGCCAAAACCGCTCTACCTCTTTCCTTCGGAGGCTCAGGTTCACACGTGTTGACCCTATATCGATTTTCAACACGATATTCATCCTACAACCCCAACTTCCCGGCCGCCCCGAGCCGTAAATCCTCATCGCGGAACAACTGTGACGCCGGGCGATAGGCCTTGCGTTTCTTGGCCAGCGTCTCCGGCCCGCCCTCTACGGGCGCCGGCGGGGCACCGGGCGCCGGTGCGCCGGGCGACTTGCGGGTGGCGCCGTAGATCGCCGTACCTGCGCCCACCGCCGCACTGGCAATCATCGCCCAGGATATCGGATCAAAGCCCATACTACGCCTTCCCCCGGTTGAATCGCTGCCAGTTGCCGTAGGGTGAGGCGTGCCCACCGGCGTTCTGGTGATACGCCGCCGCCATCCGGCTGTCGCCGATGTACTCACCGCCGATAGTCATGAACTTGAACGCGATGGCCATGTGCCGCAGGGCGTCCATCATGTGCCGGTGCCAAGTCGGGGCCGGCTGATCATGGTAGACGGCCTGCTCGTGCGTGCTGCTGCGCTCATTCTTGAGCTTGCCGTACCCCTTGGCCGCCCCCAGGAACGTCCCGGCGCCAACCTCGTCAATGTCCAGCAGGGGCCAAAGCAGCCGCACCGCCTGTATCCCCTCATCGAAGCTGGCCGCCTCCACGGCCCTGAAGTTGAATCCGAGCGTCCGCAGCAGATCGCGTGTGGTCAGGGTGGAGTTGAACGACTTGCGATTACTGCCCTCCAAGTCCGGCCCGGCGAAATGCTCCTTACCCCAGACATAAGGCATCGCCTGCATGCTCTTGGCGAGCCCCACGGCACCGCAGCCATCCACCGGCATGGTCCCGCCATGACTGGAAGAATCACCGGCATTGTCCCAATAGTCGTTGACGACCCGCCACCGGGACCGGATATACTGGGCATCGAGAGCGGCGGTCCATACGTCCCCGAAGTCCGCGAACCGATACACGGGAAACGCCGGATCGTAAGGGTAGTGGCCGATGCGCTGTTCCCGCCGGGCCTGGGCGTACTCCTGCCCGTAGTATGTGCCCTCCTTGGTGCCCGGGAAGGCCCCCTTGATCCGAATGAGCCACCCATTGGAGCCTACCGGGTATTTGCTCAGGATGGTCCGCTCGAACTGCCGGCCGGCCACGCCGGGGATAACCTCCCGGTCCTGCCGATAGTTGGGGGTATCGAGCACGCTCACAGGAACGACATGGAAGCCCCGGTCGCTCCTGTAGGGGCCGGAAGACCGCTGCAGGTGGTCGAGTTTGCCGTTCAGGCGGCACACGTCTGCGAAATCGCCCTCGGGGTCCGTCGGGTTGCCTATCGCCAGCACCTTGCACCGCTCGTTGATGATGAGGCTGTCCATCACCGCCCGCCAGATTTGCGGCATGATCCCACACGCCTCGTCGAGAATGACCAGAATCCAGCGATTGTGCCAGCCCTGCATCTTGGTAGCATTTTCGGTTGCGGAATCTGGGCTTGTGCTGAAGCCGATGGCGAAGTCCTTACTGAACATCTCACGATCCTGCGGGTCCAGCTTGGCAAGCTCACTCTCCGGTAGCCGCATATCCCATTGCAGACTGGTGAGATTACCGCCCAGGCCGATCTTGGCGCCCTGGTAGGCCGCCCCGATCTCGCGCCAAAGCTGGTTGCGCACTTGGTTGTCGGACGGCGCCGTAGTGATGACGGTGCTCGGTCGAAAGCAGGTTTTGAACCAGCACACCAGCCGGCCCGCGAGCCAAGTCTTGGAAACCGCGTGACCCGCCGGAACGGCCGTGAGCTGGTTGTGGGCCACACTCTCAGCGATCTGCTGGGGCTTGTCCCAGATGTGCTCGCGCGGGATCCCCAGCACGCGCACCATGTACTCTACCGGGTCCGCCTGGCAGGCAATCAGCTTGTCGGCGATGTCCTGCTGCCGAATTTCAGCCTTGCTTTGCCGTGCCACGGGCGATACCCAGAGCAATGCCAGCATCATTGAGAGTAAGATTGCCACTGTGCTCGATATCCTGCTTGTCCCGCCAATTCGTGATATTCACCGCCGTAAACTTCGCAAACACCGGATTGTAGAGACCGAGAAGGCCACAAGTTATGAGAATGCTCTTCTGTAAGTCCTTCGCCTGCGCATACGCGACGGAAAACTCAGGATGAGCCTTTGCCCACTCAACAATCGTATCCTCGTTGACCCCGATGGAGCGAGCAAATGCGCCAAAAAACGGCAAATGAGCAGGACGCTCTTCGGGCTTCTCAATCGTCGTTCCGTTTTTGCAAGTGATGGTCGTAATCACTTCTCGCGTCGGTTCAATCGAGAAAAACTCCATGATTTTCCGGCAGTATTCGGGCCTGTACTTTGTAGGACGCCCCCCTGCATGTCTCTTTTTCTGCGTCTCTTTGTTGTCATTATCATCCATGCTTATAGGATTATCACGCTGTCTGCGGGCTTGTCAAGGGGGGACTGCACAAATTCTCACGATTGCACAAATGTTCAGAGGGGCGTAAGACTCTTGGGTTTCGTTCATACCCGAATCTATTCTGCGCAGTGCGTCTCGCGGCGTCCGCAGAATAGTAACACGGTTTGCTTTACTCTCTGACCTTGTCAGTAACGCTGGGGCGCGCGTTTGTCAAGGGAAAGATAAGATGGGCGATTGTTGCCGGCGCATCTTATCCGCTGGGCCGAGGTCCGGTCTGGGGCTCATGGGCCTTCCGGTAGGGCCGGGGCTGGATCTGTTTGAGCCTGGACAATCGCTGATAGCAGGCGGAGCAGACTTCGATCTCCGGCACGGCTGGGACGCATCGTATTCGCTTGGTGGTTTTTCTCATGGTGCCGATGGTATCATATCTATATGATAATGTCCAACCAAAAATGATGAGAAAATATATTAGCTATAATGCCTTATCTGTAAAGAGTTTGCGTGAAGCATAGAAATAAATCCTGCCTTGCCTCTTGACAACAACGAGCCCATGCCGTAAATTGTCGATAGATAGATCATCGAACCATCACAACCGAATAGGAGCTTGGCAAATGGAAACGACAAACCTGATCGTCGCGGCCCTCATCGACATTGGGCAGGCAATCGCAGACGTGAACAACCCCCGCATCATGTATGACTACGAGAAGCAGGTCTGGATCAAGGACGGCAAGTACCAGGATTGTGCCCATCCTGAATCCATACACTGCACCTGCTACGGCCGCGAGCACGCAGGGGAGACAGCAATCATCACCAGCCATTGCCATTGACGATCCTCGCCCCATGCCGTCGCTATCTATCTCAGGACGGCCCGGGCGCGTGAACCGTCGAGCCAGCCAGCCAGCAACCAGAATTGGAGATAAGAGCCATGAAACGCTTGAACAGACGCGGAATTATGGAAGTGTTGGACGCTGGAAATGCTGTCGGCCGCAAAGGTCGCTACATCGTGCGGAGAATCACCGACAAGGTTGTCCTGGAGGAGCTCCGCACACACAAGGAGGCTCTCGCCTTCGCAACTGAGAATCGCAAGGGCTGAC